ATGGGCAATTATCTTTACCTTCGTTCGCCCGAGGCGACGACTCCGACACCCGTCATGCTCCGCATCCGCGAGCATGGGAAGCAGGTCAAAATCTCCACGCAGGTAATGTGCCTGCCGAAAGACTGGGATTCGGATAACCAGCAGGTCAAGCCGTCCGACCTGCTCTATAAGCACAAGAACATATCGCTCAAATCGTGGCTCTACGAGGCGGATAAGGCCGTGCTGCAGGCCCGTGACGAGGGGAAGGAGCTGGAGGACGCGAAGAAAGCCATCCTAAAGGCAAAGAACCGCGAGGAAAGGCCCGCGAAGGACGAAGTGAGGGATAACAACTCCCTGCTCATCTTCTATAATTTATGGGCCACTACGCGCACGCAAGAGCGCACCCCGACGGCGCAGAACCTCCTTTCGTGGAACATCATCAAATCATTCCGCTCGCCCATAGCCTTCGAGGATGTGGACGCGCAATTCTACGAGGACTTCTGCCGCTGGATGGACGACGAAAAGGGTTACAAGACCAACATGAAGGGCACTCAGATCAAGAACCTGAAAGCCGTCATGAACGCCGCCTACAAGCAGGGCCTGCACACCAACGAGGCTTTCCGGCGGTTCAAGAAACCCCAGGAGGAGGCCGACAACGTGTACTTGACGCAGGACGAGCTGGATGCCATCTACGCCCTGCCGCTGACGGGATACAAGGCGAAGGCCAGGGACATCTTCCTCGTCGGCTGCTACACCGCGATGCGCTGGAGCGACTTTTCCCGGCTGGAGGAAAAGGACATTACGGGCGATACGATATACTTCACGCACCGAAAGACGGGGTTCCGCGTGTCAATCCCGCTGCATCCCATCGTGCAGGAGATTCTCCAGCGCTACGGCGGCAAAGTCCCGGCCATATCGGACCAGAAGCTCAACACCTATATCAAGGATGTATGCCGCGAGGCCGGAATCACGCAGCCTGTAACAAAAGTGTTTCATAAAGGCAGCGAGCGGATCGAGCAGGTCAAGCCGAAGTGCGACATGGTAACCAGCCATACGGCCCGGAGGACCGCGGCCACGAACATGTATATGTCGGGAGTTCCGGCCTACAACATCATGCTGATTACCGGGCACACCAGCGAGGCGACATTCCGCAAGTACATCAAGTTCGAGAAGGAGCGCAACGCCGAGCTACTGCGCGACCACCCGTATTTCAAGAAAAGGGAACAATAAAAGGGCCTATTTATTGGCCCTTTCATTCTCTGCGCGGTCCCGCAAAATCAGCAGTTTCGTCGCGAAGGAATCCTCCTCCTTCACGCCGATGTCGATGTCTATGACGGACTGTGCTGGCATGAGAATCTTCATCGCATCGAGGTACATCTGCGCCTTCTTCTGCGGGTCCTTGATTTGCTCCCAGCATTTGACGAACCCCTCGAAGTTATCCACGGTAAACCCACGGAGCCGGCAGCGCAGCATGCGCACTGCCTCCTTGTAGTCCATCTTCTCGTCGGGCTTCGCAACGGCGACCTCGGGCTTCTTCTTCGGTCGTCTCATCTTACCCTTCTCAACGGTCGTGTCCTCCGGGTTTACGATCAGGACCTCCGGCTGCTTCCTCTTTCCCATATCAGAACGGTTGTATCGGCCTCTTTATGGCTCCCTGCCGCGTGTTCAGCGCAGTCTCGATACTCTCCTTCAGCGTGTCCGCATCCGGCTTGTATGTCTCGGCGATGTCCGGCATCTTGTCCTTGAGGTAGTCGTAGAGGATGCCCTTGACAAGATAGTTGTGGATGTACGTAGTGAGCGGCCGCAGCATGGTGCTGGGCCATGCGTCCGGCATGTCCAGCGAATACACGAAGTTGGCGTCACTGTCGTGCAGGTCGTCTATCTCCTCCGTCGAGAAGTTCGAGAGATGCTTCTGCAGGATGGTGTTCACATCCGCGTCCCTCAACTCCAGGCAGCGGTGGAGCAGCTCCTTGTCAATCCGATTGTCTTGGTCGGGGTTGACATGGTAGCCCGCCTGCGTCCCGGTCTGCCCGCGCACATCGAGGACCTTCTGAATGTCGGCCATCGCGTGATAGAGGACATTGCTCTTTCTTATCGTGATGAGATACGCCATATCCTATCAGTGTACGGGAGCCGTCGGGGGCAGCTTGAAGAACGAGGACTGAATGTTGTTCGATGCCTCCTGCATCAGAGCGTTGTAATCAGCGGCGAGTTCCTTCCGCGTAGCGAGGAACCAGTCGCGCAGCATGCGGTTCACGATGTAGTTGTGGCAATGCAGCGTCAAAGGCTCGACGAAGGCCGTGTTGAAGCGGTCCGAGACTGTCAGCGAGAGCGTGATCGCGTCATTGTCGTTGGACATCGTGAGCAGGGCGTTGTTCGCGGTGCTGGCCGAAGTGGTCTGTATGAAGTTGGAGATGATGTTCTTGACCTCCTGAGCGCCGGACTGCATCGAGCGCATCATCTTTTTCACATCCGCATCGTTGTCAACCTGGACCCCGAAGGATGCCTTCGCCTTCACATCGTTGTTGAAAAGCCCCTGCGCGATGATGTGCGTGTCATTCTTGACCGCAAACATCATGTCGGACTTATAAAGCGTGAGAGTGATGTTCATTTCTTATCTTGATTTTATTAGTTTCCTGATGGTGCCGTGAGTGTGATGAAGCCGCCGAGGGCAGCGCCGTTGGGAACCGTCGGGGCCTTCCGGGAATAGAGCAGGTCATTCAGCATCTGAATGTTCAGCGCGCCCTTCCGCTGGCATTCCTCGGCCTTGTCTGCGGCCCTCAACTCGAACCAGCAGCGGCAGATGTAGTTTACGATGAAGTCCACAACCTGCTCCTGCACACTCGTCACGAGGTTGGAGAGGTGTTCTTCCGGGACCGAGAACACGATGTTCCCGGAGCTGACGCTGGAGATGTCCGAATACGTGGCAAGGATATTCTCCTTCGCCTCGCCGAGAAACTTTTCCAGCATGGGCGTGTCCTGCGTCGTGACGCGCACGTTTTCGTAGAGGCGCTTACCCTCATCGTCGCGGGCGCTCCCGACAAAGGAGGCGATCATGGTGACCTTCGCCAAAATCGACACATTCGTTATAGTGACAGTTATCGTAGCCATGTTACCAACTTGTTATAATCCATGAAATGCCGCCGCCGACGAAGGGAGAGAGGACAACCTTGCCGTCCGCAAGAGCAATGCCATATCCCGCCGTGAAGGTCAGGCCCCAGCGCTTCCGTCTTGGCGTGTATGTCTCCGTAATAGTGGTTTCGACGCGGTCCAGCTCCCAGCGGTCGAGCTGCGGGTCAAACCCGCTTACCCATAGCCGGAGCCGCCCTTCGTCCTCCTCGTAATACTTCTGCTCGCGAGGTAGCCAGACGGTATCCGTTTCGTGCAGAACCGTGGCTATTTCGCGCGTTATCGTGTCGGAGAAGAATCTATATGACGGAATCGGAACGAAGCCAGCAGAGGCCGTTTTTACGGGGTCCGGGAAGTCCTTGTACATCGGCACCTTCTTGATGATGGTATCTCTCGCCGTCTCTCCCTCGCCGGGCATGGCGGTAGAGCGCCCCCAGTGGAACGTAACCACCGGGAGTGCCAGTAGGAGGATAGCCAGCACCCATTCAACGGTCCTCAGTATCTTCGCCTTTTCGGTCATCTTTTCGCAGTACAGTATGCCATAGGGAACTCGGCCTGCACATCAAAGCACGGGCAAGCCTTGATCCATTCGTTCGGGGTAATCTTCCCGTCGCCGTTGAGGTCCGGGGAAGTGTCGCGATGTCCTATCACGCGCACGATGGTGGGATACACTTCCATAAGGTTCTGGACTGTCTCGGCGAGCGCCTTCTTCTGCGCAAGGGTCCGCGTGTCCTTCGGCTTTCCGTTTTCGTCCAAGCCGCCGACATAGCAGATGCCGATGGAGCGGTCGTTCCAGCCTTTGCAGTGCGCCCCGGTCATCGAGAGCGGCCGGCCAACCTCAACAGTACCGTCCAGGTCAACGACGAAGTTGTACCCTATCATAGCGAATCCCTGCTCCCGGTGCCAGCGTTCGATGTCTGCGGCACGGAAGTCCTTGCCTTCCCTCGTAGCGGAACAGTGGATGATTATGGTATCAATCGTTTTCATCGTTTCTCGGTGTACATCGGGCAATACTCGCCCACTTTGTAGCTGCATACGCCCTTACCGCGGTATGCGCATACCTCGCTGGCGCAAGTATCTTCCAGTTTTTCTTGCTTCTCAATCATTTTCGTTATCCATGTTCAACGGGTTATAGCCGCAGCGGTCGCAGCGGTTTTTCAGTCTTTCATCATTGGCCTGATCGACGGGGCACACGATGTCCGGGTCTTTGTAGCGGTGCTTGCAGAAGTGGCTCTGCATGATAACCGAGGATTTCTCCGCAGAGTCCAGCTTTTCGCGCTCGTACTCCGCATTGCGCTCCTGGTAGAAGCGCTTTTGCTCGGCCATCATTTCAACCAGCATGTCGTAAGGCGTTTTCTTTTTGTCGATAATCGTCTTTACGACTGCCCAGACACCGCCCAATCCTGCGATGATGGCCAAAATGATTTTCGTCCAGTCCAGTTCCATCATTATGCTTGTTTAATGAGTTTTGCGATAGGGTCGAAGGTGCGGATATTGAAGTCCACGCCCTGCTTTACATAGTGTGCCACCAACTCGTCCATCGTGAACGGCTCCAGCTCCGGCGAGAACTTGAACCTCTCCTCCAGCGCCTTGATTCCGTTATCGATGGCTTCATTGTAAGGCCGCACATCCTTGTATGCTTCGCTGAAAGCGCTTACCGCGCCTGCATCGACAACGCCGCTATTGTCCTTCCGCGTGGCAATCATATCCTGATACGCCTTCGCGAAGGCCGCGCACTTCTCTTTCGCCTCGTCACTGTCGATGAAGCGGCTGCGGACGATGTCGTCCTCCTCCTGAATCTTCTTTGCGACGGGACGCACGGCCATCAACGCCACGATCACCTTGCCGGAGAAAGCGGAGTTGGCCCCTTTGAGGTTGATATTGCCGAGAAAGTTGCAGGCGGCAACGGTTTCCTTGCGTGTGAGCTTTATCCTCATGACAAACCTCCCATGAAAACCGCTGCATATACTGCGGCGAACATTGCCATTTCCAGCCAAAAGACATACGACTTGCGGACGGTCTTCGTGCAGACGGCAGCAGCCGCAGCCACAGCGAAGGACGCAATCGGTAGCCACCACCTGTTATCCAGTGTGAGGATGAGCCATAGCAGGGCCGTCACCGCGCAGATGGCGGTTCCGACATAGTGCGTGATACGCTGGTTCCTGCTGATGCGCTTGTCGGCCTCATCGTCGTCCTCGCGACCCTCATAGCGGGGCGTGAAGGCCACGACCGCCAGATAGACGGGGGCCATGAATCCCAGGAATTGCAGGTTACTTCCGCTCCCGGCCTCGATGGTGCCGAAGCAGAGCAGTATGGCCGCTACGATGGTAACGGCGCTCCAAAGGTTGACATTGTGGATGTGTACGGCCTCGTCCCAGCATTTCGCATACTTGGAATAACTGAGCCGCCAGCCGAAGCGCTTAACGGAAAGCACTATGAAAGCGGCAAGGATCAGCAGCGAGACAATGGCCGATACGATTGAAAAAGCAGTCATGGTTTTACGGGGTATTAGAATTCAAGTTTCTCAGGGTATCCGACAGTAATGTCGTAGCGATTGACATCGGCGATGGAGCAAAGTTCCTCGATGGCGGCAGCGTGGTCGGCGGTCTTCTCGGCGCACTTCGCAGCGTACACCTCAATCATCGCAAGCATGGCTTTCGCGGAGGAGACGGGAATCGTCACGCCCTTGAACTTGACGGTTTCCTCGGCGACATCTTCCAGCGCTTCGATGGCGTTGCGCAGGTTGGCCCGGTCATACTTGTTAATCCAGAGCGTCTGACCTCCGATGGTAAAGCCGTTTACCTCGTCCGAGGAATCACGGACGAGCAGTTCGAGTTTCTTGTTGAGGACGGCGAGGCGCAGGGGGATTTCCGGCACGTTGCCTTCCTCGTCCTCCGGCGCTTCGCGGGCCTCGGCCAGCAGGTTTACGTACTCGATCTCCTCCGCAGGCTCAAGCAGCCCTTTGTGCCGGGAGAGGAGTAAATCCATAGCGGTAATAAGAGAGTCCTTTTCCATGTTTCTTGTATTTGAAGTTGTATTTCCGAATGAGTATGGCGTTGTGCGTGTATTCCAGGTTAGCCTGCAAGCACTTGCGACTATCGTTGAAGAAGCACATTCTCCACCAGCGCGGGGAGATTTCTTCCAGCAGGTCACGAATGATGGCATAGCCGTTCACGCGCTTCATCCGACCGAAGTACGAGTTCACGCTGGAGAGGAAAGAATCTACGTTCCTCGCGCTGACCCGCGTGTTCCAATAGCGAATCTTCACTCTTGCGCGGTTGATGATGCTATTGTTCACATATACCCTGTCGAGCTTGAAGGGCGTGCTGATGAACGTGCCGCCCTTCGTGTAGTGCTGGCAATACCGTTTGTCGGGATGCAGATGATAGCCGAAGGATTCGATGTCCTTCTCTACCTGCTTCATGTGCATCTTGCCCTGCTCCTTGTCGGCGAATACCCACCACATATCATCCACGAAACGACCATAGTGCAGGCCATAGTGTTCAATCTGCAGGTGGTCGAAGTCGTTGAGCGCATAGTTCTGCGCGACCTGCCAATGCTGGTTTCCCAGCGCCGCCCCGTGGTCGAGGTCCGTGGCAAATACCACGGACTTGTAGCGGGGGATATAGGCGGGCCACATCCAGATCGGAGATTTGAGATGCGCGTTGCTCGAAGGATAACTCCACGTGGTGCGGAGCAGGATATAGAGGAGGTCGTCACGCTCCACCCCTTCCGGGATGTTCCGCTCGATGAGCGAGCGGTACTGTTCGTAGGAACGGTTGAGGTCTGCGGACGGGAAATAAGCCTTGATGTCGCGGAAGAATATCCAGCAGTCCTTCGTGAAGCCCTCGCTTACATCATAGATGTCGGAGAGCAGGCAGTTGATAGCCTCGTCGGGGCCGTAACCGATACGGTTGTTGAAGGTCCTGTCGGTAAGTTCCGCTTCCACGAGCGGCCTTACCCTCTTGTCGAAGTGCTGCTGGATAGTCTTAATCTGCATCAAGCAGGCGTTGACCTCCCTCCACCGTGGTTTCGGCGTGAGGAAGGAGTATAGGAGGGGAACAAGGTTGCGGTTCTCGAAGTCCTCATGCAGACGCACCAGATCGCGCTCGCGGTGCAGCTCGAAGTGCATGAGGTCGAGCGTGCGCACCTTGTTGGAGCGGCAATCGAAGAAGTCTTGTATGAGAGTTTCTCGTTCCATAGTTCCTTTTTGAATAATTCACGACGGGCAGGGCGCGGTAACTGTTGTTCACGTTGTTGTTGTTGGCGTAGCCGTTGTTGCCGTTAAAGTACCAGGCGTTGTTGGCGTTGTTGCGAGAGCAAGACCAAGTGTTGGTGCCGTCCCGAGGCTCGCTTCCTTACTCGTAGCCGCTGCTGCCGGCGGCGGCGGAGCCTCCTTTATTCATTGGGTGACTGCCGCCTCCCTCCTTGGATGCGGTCGTGCCCTTGTTCCCTTTATCTTTTTTCGGTAAGCTATTTCTCCACTTCGTCGCGCCCTCATCGAGTTTTGCGATACGGTTGAAGATTTCCAGCCGCATGGACTCCGGCGAAAGCGGCTCATGCTTCAATGGAATCTCAATCACGTTCCGGCGGGCGATGATGCGGGCGACATGGACGAACTTCGTGACGGCGCTGCACATCTCCTTCAGATGATGCAGACGGTCATCGGGGAAGTCGTAAGCGTTTTGGAAAGCGGCCAGCACATCAAGAACAAGATTGATGGCCCGGTCACAGTACCTACGGCGGTTCGTGGCATTCATCATCGGCTCCGCCCGGAGCAAAAGGTCGAGCAGGGCATCCGCGTCAACTGGGATGCTCGGCTGCTCCTTCTCCCCGGTAAGCAGTTTCGGTTCAAAATACTCACTCTTTGCCATAGCATATCAAAGGTGGGGCTTGCCCGGAGGGACGCGCCCCACCAAGATTAAGTTCTAAACGTTCACTTCGTTCACATCCAAAAGCACGACGGGCAGGGCGCGGAAACTGCCGCCCACGCCGTAGTTGAAGGCGTAGCCGAAGTTGCCGCTAAAGTACCAGGCGCTGGTGGCGCCGTAGCGAGAGCAAGACCAAGTGAGGGCGCCGTTACTGATGGCCGTGCCACCGATGGCGTAGAGCGCACGGTTGATAGGATCGGCGTTGCGGTTGTTCGTTGTGTTGTACTTGATGGTCTTGAGGATGCTGCAAAGCGTCTCGATGTCGGGCAGACACCACTGGCCCTTGCGGAGCAGGTCGTGGTTGTACGACACATCCGCGCAATACTGGGCAGCGGGGAAAGCGGCGACGACCGAGCCGTCCTGCGCCGTGAAGGTCTTTCCGGCCATCTTGTAGGTATTGGTCCGGGTATCGCCGAAGTTCTTGCCGAACTGCCCCTGCTTCGTGGGATAGACGGGCAGGAAGGACTCCATGAATTTGAGCCAGCCAGCCTCGCCCTCGCCGTAGATGGCACGAAGGGCCGCGCAGCGGTCGGAGCCGCCAGAGTAGGAACTCGTACCGAGGTATCCAGGCTTGCAGATAGGATAACCGCGCACCGGGCTGGTCACATCAGAGGTCGGGTTGTAAGTGGCATTGTTCAAGTCCGCGGAGAAATACGCGATGGCGCGGTCCCAGTTGAGGATGCAGCCTTCGCCCGTCCGCTGGCCGTTCTTGCGAATCATGGCCGTCGATGCGGTAATCTCCGGCAGGAGGTTCGCAGTGAGCGTGAAGCCCGTCTTGCCAGAGTTGGAGAACTGTTTCGAGTTGGTCAGATGGAACACGAGGTCGATTGCATCGACAACATCGTCGTTGTCGGTATCGACACCGATTGCCACCCAGTCCTGCACCTTGAACGGGTTGTCCTTCGCCGTCTCGGAGCCAACTGGCGTGTACTGCGTGTCGGCAGAGAAGAAGGTGTTGAGCTGCTCGACGAGAGAAGCGACGGTCTCGGCATTGTACTCGATGAGATAGTCGTTGTACGTGGACCATGCGGAAGCGTCGCACATGGAAATCTTGCCGCTGCGGTCCGTACCGTCGCAGGTAAAGCCCGTAAGACGGAAGGAGTAGATATACGACCATGCCTTGTCCGCGCTGGTCTTGTTGCCAATGACGACAGTTCCGCGGAAGTCTGGATGATCCACGCCAAGCAGAACGGGACCTACGATGGTAAAGTTCGAGAAGAACGAGTTGCTGGAGAACGTATCGACGCTGATGAAGTGCATCGCAGAGTTACCGTCGAGGACGCAGACGGAGCCGGTCTTCGCGAATTTGAGGCCCACGACGACATTCACACCGTCGAAGTGGATTCCATTATCTGCTCCGACGAGCGAAATGCCGCTCTCGAAGGCGCTCTTGCTGGCGGCTGCGTATTCCGCCTCGGTGTTGAAATACTGTATCATGTCGCAAAATGTTTACTGATTAGGAGGGGTTGAGGCAAATCCAGTCAGCGATGGCGCTGATGCCGACGGCGATGTAAATCTTCTTGTTGGTCTTGTCGATGTACACCTGACCGATGTAAATCGGGATGCCGTCCCACGGCAGGTCTGCCGGGCAGTTCTCCGGGCGCAGGTTGTTTGCCGGAGCGCCCGTCGCGATGAGGATGTCAGGGTATTTGTAGCGCAGCACCTCAACGACATCGAGAGTTCCGACCTTGATGTTGCCGGGCTGGGAGATGCGGGCCTTGAGAGCCTCCAGTTCCGTTGCGAGCAACACGACGGCCTCAGTCATGGTGCGGTGCTCGTAGATGCCGAAAATCTGCGAGGTGAGGTTGGCCAGCGCGCCGTGCTTGACGACGATGATGTCCATGTCCGTCACGCCGGGCTTGTACGACACGACGACCTTGCAGGACTGCGGGATGTTCGCGATATAGTAGCCGGAATCCGGGATATTCACGAAGCGGTCCTCGTTGTTCGGCAGGTAGCGCTCCTCCGTAAAGGTCTCGGTGGTGTACACGGGGAAGTCCGTCACCTCCGTCGTGGTGGTGCTGGTCGGGTTGCCGTCCTCGTCCACCTCGTAGTAGAGAGGATTATTGCTGCCGTCCTTCGCCTGCACGGTACGGGTGCGCTCAATCTGCTCATAGATGGAGATGATGGAGATGTCGAGGGTCTTGTGCGTGTTGTCGGACGGGTTGAAGCCCGTCTTGATAAGCAGCTCGGAGCAAGCCTCAACATCGAAGGGCTGCGAGATGGCGAAGTTCGCGTTGGCGGTCGCCTGACGAGTAGAGCATTTCACGTACTTGCCGCTCGTTCCCTGCGTGAGCGTGACCTTCGTTTCGTTCGCACTGTAACCCAGGTCGCGGTGCAGGCGCTCCATGTCCTCGAAGAACACACCGCCGATGCGGACGACGGCCTCCGGCTCATAGGTCGTGGTCGTGCCGCTGACGGTCTTCGAGATATTGATGCAAAGGAATTTCGCTCCGGCAGGGGCCTGCACAAGCACAGTCTCATTCTGCCCGGTCTCGACGAGCGTCGTTCCCGAGACGAACGGAACGGCCCCGGTCGTGGACTCGGAGGTCAGCCAGCCATACTGAATGGTCTTGCTGGATGCGGCGTTGAGGCGGTAGCGTGTGCCAGGGGTTACGGGGATGAGCCAGTGAACACCGTCAGCGCCCCAGTTCGAGTCGGTCATGTAACCCGTGAGACTGTCCTGCGCGACCTGATCGAGCGTTGCATTGAAATCTTCCGGGTAGAACTGTGCATCCACGAGGTTTCCCTGATCGTCAAAGGCAGGGATGGAGCCAGCGGCAGGGGTTCCGACGATGGTAATTCCACCGCTCGCCTCGCCGGTAAAGAGCGGCAGGCTATTCCACGGGGTCGCGCCGTCGCCGAACTTGAAAGTGTTGTTGTCGGAGACATACCCGATAACGCCGAGGGGCAGCACGGGGTTCTTCTCGTACCACTGCTGGTACGTGGCCGTGAGCTGCCGGAGGAAACAAGTCTTCATATTCTTAACGGTTTTCGATTTTTCTTATGCACCAAAGGTATTTTCTATCAACCTCTCGCTTTGTCTATCCGTTCCCCGAAGGAGATTACGATTCCTCCGGCTCCTCGTTGTCGTCGTCGATGAATTGCTCAACCCAATAGACCTGACCGCCGACGGCATACTCGCACACGATGTCGTAGTCGCTCGGATAGTCGTCGCCGTCGATGGCGAACTGTATCATCTGGGTGTAGTTTGCAGTCGAAACATTGCCGACGCTGACACATTGTACGGTAGCGGGCGTTCCTCCGGGACCGGGGGCCGTCTCGCCGGAGATGATATATGCGCCGTCGCTTCCCTTGCTCCAGTCGGTATTCTGCGCGCTCTTGGCGAGGCACCAGACGCGGATTGTCGAAACGGTCTGCACCTCCCCGTTCTGCTGGACATGGAAAGCGAAGGAGAAACTGTTGTTGCCGCCATAGTTCCGCACGATACCGTCGCCGTAGATGTAGATACCCGTGGCCGTGTTGAACGTGAACGTAAAGTACGAATACGGAAGCATATAGAACTTTCCGGCGCTCAAATCGCCGTCCAGCGTTATATCCACGGTGGAGAAGAACAGGCAAGCCTCATACGTGCCGTTTCCGCTGGGGACGAGCCGCGATGCGAGGATGTCATAGACGCTCGGATCGTTGCCGAAATCCGTGGAGTTGCCCGTGAACGTGCAGCGAAGGACCGGCTGCGTAGTCGTGTCGTTCTCCACCTTCCGCACGGCCACGCCAATCTTGCAGCCGTAGATGGAATCCTGCTGCGGGAAGTCGGATTGCTCCAGCGCGCCCTCCACTTCCTCGCCGGGATAGAAGCGGAGTTTCCCGCCACGGTAAATCGTCTTCCCACTCCCGGCGAACTCCCACGGGAAGGGAGCTTCGGCGAAGTGGTCGTAGCCGATGAAATCGTGCATGCGATAGTGTGGAGACTGCGCACTGGGCTTCGTGCTGGTCCAGCACGGTTTACCAACTCCGATAGCCCTTGCCGCCGTGAGCATGGCGCGCAGGTCGGTGTATTCCGTGATTACATATCCCCAGTTCAAACTCTGCCTGACCAAATCGGTCAGGTCCTCGTCGGTGTTTGCCGCGATGGGGCGCTTCTTCGACCAGATGTTTACCTTGACGGACGCGCAGAGCGAACCGATGTCAACAGTCGCATGTCCAATATAGCGGGCGATGCGATAGACATCCATATCTTGTAGAGTGAGTGCCATATCTTGTGTTTTTTATTCATTTTCTTCAAACTGCTGCCAACTCGAGGTCACGCCCGTACCCGTCAGTTTCGCCCAGTACGTGTAGTTGGCGTTGCGGGATGCGGTCCTCGTTCCCGAACCGTCCACGCTGCCGGGTACATTCCCGTTGGCGGGAGGAACCGTCTTACTGCCGATGCTGATTGTCGCGACGGATTCACCCACCGTATCGGGGTTGTCGTTTGCGGAACTCGTCCGGCAGATATACATCGTGAGGGAGATTGTCTTCTGCGTGTTACCCGTGTTGGTAAGGGTCCAGATGTAGGAGATTGAGTAATTGGAGGCCCACGATGCTCCGGCGAAGCCCGTCACGGAGCCGGCAATCATTCCATCCTGAACAACATCTATCTCGACCGGGCTTGCCGCGTTGTCGCCCGGCGTGACGGTAATCACACCCATAAGGGTTGAAGCGGCCGTATTTGGCTTCACGGTCACGGTGATGGTCTTCGTGCCGCTGGACGAGCTGCCGCCGCCGCTGCTGGACGAAAGACTGTACACCGGGTCAGTACCGCCGGGAACCGTTGTGACATGCGAGATGGAGAACGAGGTGTTCTTGTACGTGACGACGAACGTTGCCGTTCCACCGTTGGCCACGAATTCGAGGCTGGAGAGATCGACGGACAGCTCGACGCACTTCTTCTGATAGAATGTCACAGTCCTCGTGATGTTGCTGCCGCCGTCCAGCCGCGTGACCTTCGCGGTAATCACGCAGCTACGGGCAGACCCTTCGTTCTTCGCGACGGTCACATTTCCGCCGGATACCGTGAGCCACGACTGCGCCGGAGTGATGGTCGGAGTATCCGACACGTTACCCCAGGAGCCTTCGTCCGTTCCCGTCTCGGTTGTGTTGGTCGTAGTCACATCCGTCTCGCCGGAATCCCACGTGTAGGTCGTGACAATGGTATGCGGCTGCGACCACGGCGACATCGTGCGCTCCTTGTGCCCACCAGCGGAGCAGGAAAGGATATTGTTGTAGGTCGCAGCGCCGAAGGGAGCCGCCGCAGAGGATGAACTGTACTGCGAGAGGGAAATCGAGAGGGAATAGTTCGAGTAGTCGTACTCCTGATACGATGTCCCGTAGGTCTTTTGGCCGGGCGTATCGACGGAGCTGCCGCTGCCTTTCGCGTTCTTCAACTCGGTAATCGTGATGTCCTTGTTGCCAGCGCCGGAATGGGAGGCGCGCACGGTGGTCGTGCCCTGCGACCTCGTATTCTTAAGCAGCGAGCCGAAGGTAATCACGTTCCCGGACCTTGTGTAATCACGATAGCCGTTGTTGCATGGCGTTCCCTGCAGGGCGAAGGAGAAGTCGGATGTCGAGAGGCCGGGGTCATTATAGCCGCTCGTCCACGTGATAGGGCAGGAAGCCGTAAAGGTCACCGCATCCTCGTAGGCCGCAACAGTAGCGGACGAATGAGACTCCGACGAGGCAGACAAGGTAATCGTGCCGTAGGTCTTGGAGTTTGTCGCGGAGTATTCGCCGGTGGATGCGGTCTTGGTGTTGTCGTCGGGGTGCGCGATCGTGACCGTCACTTTGTCCGTGCCCTCCTTGTTAGTCATGCTCGTATGCGTGAGCGTCGTGCCGCTGCGCGAGAAGCGGTCCGCATGCCCGGTCGGGCCGGAGGTGGAGAGGCTGATTGTGGCCCGACTCGTGTCGTTGACCGCGGTTCCGTCCGTGCGGGACCTTTCAACGTTGTCGGAGTTCCACTTTGTTATGGTGGTATCATAGTGCGAAGCCGCATAGGAGAGCGTGAGCGAGCCGCCAGCCGCCGTAATGGAGCCGTTCGTGACGGAGATGGAGACGGTTCGTGTCGTGGTGGTCGTGGTCGTGTAGGAATCCGCGATTTGCTTGATGCTCGAACTCGCCTCCTTGTCGAGATATGTAGCCTCAACGGTCCAAGTCTTCTCGCTGAGCGTATGCTTGTTCGTTACCGTGAAGGTCGATGTCGTGGTTCCGTCCGCACCCGTGACCTCCAGCGCAGAATCGGCAGTAACGGTTACGTTGCTATGCAGCGTCCCCTGCGTAATGGCGCTGGTATCGCCGTCGTCATAGGCAGTATATCTCGTCCCGGCCTCCCTCCACGTGGCTTTCAGTACGATTGTCACGGTGGACTGCTTGCAGTCGTTGATTTTCGTGACGGTCGTATTCCCGATCTTGAACGAGTCAATCGCAAGGCTGGAGCAGGTTGCGGCGATGGTCGAGGAAGAATTGGCCTTCTGATAGAGCGTGGCCGTCGCATAGCCGGATACCTCGGGATAATACGACGGGTTGAGCTGCCCCTTGATAGTCGCGGTCCGCTGATTTCCCGTGGTCTTCCCCCTGGAACTGACAGTGATTGTCCTTCCGCTGATGGAAATCCACGACGAGGTGCTGGTAAACGTGAACATCGACCGTCCGATGGTCTGATAGTAGTATGCGTGTGCATTGCTCGACCATAAGATATAGTTTCCGCAACGGCAGGATGCAGACGAGACATACGTTTCCGCAGCGCACGCAGGGGCCTGATGGTCGCTATCGTAGTAGTTGTTCAGCTCTATCGAGAACTGGTCGTATGTGTTGTAGGCCGTGACATAGGATGCGGTGTTCGCCGCCTGCGTGATGGAGACCTGCTCCGCTGCAGCATTCACTTCGACGCTCTGCCCGTTGATTGTCACGGTGCCGGAATACGACACGTTGAGGGTGCAGGAGCGGGCCGGAGCGTTCCATTGGGCAGCAGAGGGACCGCTGGTGTTGGAGGAATAGCCGTTGGTCCCGCGGTCGTTGGCCTTCCACTGACCCGTGCTTCGGTTGTAGGAGAAGTTCGTGGAATCGCCGATGCTGCTGGTAGTAGGCGTTACGTTCGCTCGGTACACCTCCGTCCCGTTCTGCGTCCCGACCAGCGTCCATGTGGCATATAAGCTGCCGCCGGAAGCGGGTATCTCCGGGAGCGAGGAAATGGTACTCCCGTTGTAGGTCCACGTGGGGATCAGCGTGAAGACGTAGTTTCGCGGCCACACCTGCGCGCCCCGGAACATGAACTTTGCCATTCCGAGGTTTTTCAGTTTGAAGGCCGCGAAATCGTCGAACTTAGGCATAGATGGCGTACAAGGTGTTGTTGTCGGGCGTTATGCTATTGTAGTAGGATTGAGTGCAGAAAACGATTGTAAGGCCCCCGGAGAGCGTCGTAGTGACGAACGTTCCACCGCTGATATTGCCGACGGCGGTTTCAAGTGTCGATACCCTGCTCATCAGCGCGCTTACCAGCGCCGCCGACGGCACATAATCCCCGTAGGAGGCATCGCTATATCCAACCCAAGTGTCGAGACGATAGAGGACATTTCCGAGGGACCCTCCCGTGGCCGCACCTGCGGTTATATAACTTGCCGCCGTGATATGGCCGGACGCGGCCACGTTCACGCCTGAGAGATTGCCCGTGGCAGACACGTTACCGCCAGCGGAGATATTTCCCGTAGCGGAGAGAGCGCCCGTAACCGAGAACGGATAGAGCGCAGTTATGAGGGTAATCGCGTCATTCGCCCCGGTCGTGACCGAGAATAGGTTATTGAAGGTCTGCGCAAGGAGGTAGTTCGAGTGCGAGTGCGACGAAAGGGATATGGACTTCGTCACGTCCTCGACGGTCAGCGTCACATATTCGTTGGCGAGGCCGGTGCCCCATTCCACATCAGAGCCTCCGCTGATGTTCTGGATAGCCGCCTCGATTGCCGAAAGCCTGCTGGCCACGATGGGAGCCGCAGGGACCCACTCTGCGTGCGTAGTGGAGTCGTAGCCCGTCCAGGAATCCAGCCGATAAAGCACGTTGCCAAGAGAGCCACCCGTGGCCGCACCTGCGGTTATATAACTTGCCGCCGTGATATGGCCGGACGCGGCCACGTTCACGCCGGAGAGATTGCCCGTGGCATCTACATTCCCTCCCGCCGATATGTTCCCGGTTGCAGACAACGCCCCGTTCACGGCGAAGGGATAAAGGGCCGTAATCAGCGTCACGACATCGTTGTTGTCCTTCGTAACGCTGAAAAGGTTATTGAAAACCGATGCGAGAAGGTATCCCGAATGGGTATGCGAGGCGAGCGAGAGGTTGTACGAGTTATTCCCGGTCGTGAGAACACCGTATTCCGTGTTCCCGCTGGCCACGACAAAGTCAACATCCGAGCTGCCCCCTCCACCGTCAATGATGGCACTTACCGCCGTCTCCAGCGTGGAGATTCGGGAGCGCAGGGCATAGGCCAGCCCAGCGGAGAACGCCCATTCCTCCCAGCCGGTGTTCAGGGTCTGATCCCAACTGTCGAAGATATAGAGGACATCGCCGGACGGGGTTTGCGAAGAAGGATTGAGCGCGCCGGCGGTAATGTACGACGACGAGGTTATTCCACGGTCGAAGGCTATGGGAGCGTTGGCCGTGTTCGCGAGGGAAATGTGCCGGAGGATGGCCGACACGTTCTTCAATACCTCTGCGGTCGCCGGGTTCGTGGTACTGTCTGCCGCCGTCTGAATGATGTACAAATCGAGCAGGGCCTTTATTCCCTGCTGGCCCTGCGCAAGACCACCCTCCGGGTACTCGATTTTTTGGAACATCTCCAGCAGGGCGCGCAGCGCGGAATCGTCCCCGTAGGGTTTCAGAAACTTCGTCACGCCGTTGACGGTAAGGGTGTAGTAGTCCTCGCCGTCCTCGCCCCATTCTGCCGTCGTGATGTCGAGGTTCTCCAGCACCGTGATGCGGTTCTCCAACTCCACGCCCAGCCGGGCCGACATAAGCCATTCGTCCTGATCGCTATCCGATACGTATTCCTCCCAGCGGTCGAGGCGGTAGAAAAGCGTCTCGTCAATCTCGCCACGGGCGAGCGGCCCGTCACCTATGAGGCCGACGGCGGAATACATCGGGAGGTCGCGTCGCAGCATCCACACGGGTTCCGCAGCCGTGCCCATGTTCTCGATGAACAAGTGTTGCAGCAGCTCCGTGATGTTGCGCCTCGTGGTCCGGGTTTCGACGGGGGCCACCTCCTCGTCTTCTTCTTCCTCCTCATTATCCGAATCTGAATCTGAATCTGAATCCGTTTCCTCAACGACGGACTGCAAGGTCGGGATGGCCTCGACCTGATCAATGTACATATCGCCTATCATCAGCGTACCGATGCGGTCGTCGCCGATGCCAAGCAGCGTGCCGACCGCAGAGATAGCCTTGTACGGGGTTCCGTCGATAGAGCGGTAGAGGTCGCCCGTAAGGGGATGCGCGATACCGGCAGACTTCGGGAGCCACAACGACGCGCCGACGGTACTCAAAGCGTCCGCGAGTTCCAGCAGACGCGCATCCAGGAGCGTGAGCGTCACAAGGTCGTTGATGGTATGCGTCCCGGTAAGGCCCTCGATGATGATGTTCACGGCCCCGTTCTCGTTCACTACGTAGGATATGGACGGGAAGAACCCCATCTCCGCAGATATGACATGCCGTCCGTCGCGCTGGGCGATGCGGAAGTCAATATCCATCGTCTGCGAGATGAGGTCCAGCACGGCGCTGCTGCTGCTCTCGCGGAGCCGCACATCGCTCTGCGTGACCTCAACGCCGAAGTCCAGCAGGATATTCCTCTCGGTAGCTGTGAACTCGAATTTCATGGCGCGTTACAGGCTTGCGTTGCTGCCCACCACGGAGCGGGCCACTTTCAAATCGTCCTTCGACACGCCGATGACTACCTCGTGCGTGGAAAGATTCGTCACCTTTGCCTCAAATACATACGCTCCGAGCATGTTCTGCGTGACACTTGCGGGGAGCGTAAAACTCACAAGGCCCCCGCTGCCGATAGTGATGGCAAGCGCCCCGGTCACGGAGTTGTCGGTACTCCATATCGCGACGGCGGTGTCGGAGTTGTTCCGGCAGAGCGCCGCAGAAATCTTGTAGCCGGACAAATTCGTGACGACATTGCCGGAATCGTCCTTCAGATGGCCGCTAAACGTGGCTTGTTCTCCCTGATAGATAAGCATGGCCGTAGTGGTGTTTCTGCAAGTTTAGCGCTGATACATGGTTCTTTTTGTCTATCCGCACCCGAAGGAAAAAAGAAGGGGATGCCGCAACCATGACGAACGGCATCCCCATAACAGGGCAGGTACAACCTAACAAACTCCCTACCCGGTTATTCCCATCTGCAAGCGCGCCTGACTGAAGAACTCATCAGCAACCTTGTCCTTGAAAATGGTAAGCACAAGGCCCGTCAGCATGGAAATGACGGCATCTTTCAGCAGGGTGCATACCTGCACGGCATTGCTGGAGATTGCGGGGTACGTGAGGTACGAAATCCTTTCGAGACGGGCAGAAGCCTGCTCGTTTTGACCCAGCTCCGTCGCCAGCGAGTAGTACCAAATCTGGTTTACGGTATTCCCGCGATGCAGGACGGCCTCCGGGCGCTCATACGTGCCGCAGGCGTATTGGTCGGTCTGCCGAATCGCATCCGCGCTGCCGTCCTCGATCAGCTCCGTCACGAGATACGGGGAATCCGTGGCCTTGATGGAGAGGAAGCGCAGCATGTTCTGCGGAACCTCAACCTTCAACACCTTCCCCGTGGCGGTCACGACGGGACTGACTATCGCCGGAGCGTCTGCGATACGCGAGCGCGGGGCGAGGCTATGCACCATCGCCACGGCCTCGACCATCTTCGACTTGATAATCGTGTCGAGGTCCACGTTGTCGGAGTCCACGACCCCGGCCATGTACGATTCGTTAGGTTGCAGTTCGTCCAGGGCCTTGCGCACGGCGGCGACGGCATCGGTTTCGGTAAGGCTGACCATAGTCCTTATTCGAGATTGAAGTTCGGGAACGTAACGTTGTATTCGAGCATGACCTTCTTAATGGCCTCCTTGCTCATCAGGGCCTTACCGGACACGCCGTAGGTATCTTTCAGATACTTGCGGGCAGAGTTGATGTCCGTGACGGAATCGACGCTCGTAGGCTCAGTTTCCGGCTCCGGCTCCGGCTCGGGACGGGGACTGTCCGGCTGGCGCTCGCCTTCCTCGTCGTAGTAATAAACCGCCGAGATGAGGATGCGCTTGCCAAAACTCGGATCACTCTCGATGGCCGCTTGGCAGGCCGGGTCCGTGGTCGTGAATGAGGCGGGCACGTTGTTGAAAGTGCTGCCGCCGGAGAACTCAACATGGAACTTGGCGTTGCTGCCGTTGAGGTAGAAGATGAGCTTCGCAGAGTTCAGCCCTGGGATGACGTAGGTCTTTTGTGCAATCATGATGGGTTGTGTTTTGGTTTTTCGATAGGTTGTCATAATAGCCGAAAAGGGGGAAGCACGAGGCGACCCCCTTTAAGGCGAGTGTTACCAACGGTTACTGGAACGATACTTCACCGCTGTAGAGAGTCCACGAGGTCGTGGCAAGATTGTAGGTCACGAGGCTACCCTTCTTGAAGCCGCTCGCATCGGCGGTCAGGTACACGACCATACCGTCCACGAGGTCACTTGCGGGCAGGGAGCTTGCGGAGGTAGCGAAGCCGGAGGCTACGCTGCGGCCAGCGCCGCCGAGAATCTTGCTGGACGGGCCGACGAGGATGGAGTTGTAACCCTTGAGGGCAATCGCGTCGATCTGGGTGTAGATGTCGCGAGCCGCCTCACGGTTCTCGCCAGCGCCCTTCTTCATGTCCACGTGCTGCTGCTTGTCATCGACCATTACATAACGCACTGCGTTCTTGATGTCGGCGATGAGGCAGAAGTCGGAGAAGCCCGTATCATCGAGGGTCGGGTCCCACTTGAAGTTCAGCGTACCGAAGGTAGTCTTGAACGCCTTGATGTCAACGCCCATGACAAGGTTGCTGGTGAAGGACACGTCCTTGTGCTTCGTGAAGTCGATGTTCAGGAGTTTCTCCATGAAGTTCTTTCCGCAGTATGCCTCGGCCTCGTTGTTCATCGAGTAGTCGGTGAACTGCATCTTCGTCAGAGCGATGAGGTCGGCGAAGGTCAGTTCATTGCCGATGCCGTACATGGACTGGAACTGACGCAGGACGCCGGAGGAGTAGTACACGTATTCCTCGCCCATGTTCGTGCCAGCGTCAACCTTGTCGCGATACTGGAAGCCAACCCAAGCGGTGCGGGCAGCTTTGCGGCGGTGGTTGTAGAGGGCGTTGTCCTTGACATCCTCCAGGACGAACGGGACCTTCTTCGCAATCTCCTTCCAATGGTCGGTGATGACGATGTTGGTAATCTTCTTCTGGAGGTACACCTTCGACGGACGGGGCTGGTAGTTCTCGGGCTTAACCTGCATCTGCGACTCCGTGCAGGCGTTGGCGCACACGAGGAGCGTACTGCCGGACGGGATGGCCGGAATCTTCGCGGTGTTGGTCTCAACGATAGGGTTGAGGGCCGAGACAGTCACGGTAGTGCCGTTGACGGCATCGACGCGCAGCATGAGCTGGCCATCGCCGCCCTGCACATCCGGGACGAGGATGGTGGACCACTGAGGGAACATCTTCGCGTTGGTCGAGGAAACGGGCAGGGTCGCGGTGTTGGACGCGGTCTTGCTCAGGCCGGCATTCGTCGAGCAGGAAAGCAGCGACGCGCCGCTGGCATAGTGATCGATCTCGTAGCCCTTGACCGGGACCTGCTTGGCCATCTTGCGGATGTCGGTCTCCAGCGGGAACAGGAACGGACGGAACTTGGCGATATACTCGTCAATCTCGTCCTGCGCAAGTTCACCCTCGCGGATTTGGGTCGCAGAAGCGACAGTTCCCGTGAGGTCGGAGGTGATGCCCTTCTCGTCAGCCGTCGCGCCGGTGGTATCAGCCATCGCCAACGAAGCGTCTGCACCGAACAACATCGCCAGGGAGCAGAGGATGATGCTAAGGAAGCTCATCTGTTTGAAGATACTTTTCATTTTGTGTGATGTGTTTTTGGTTGTTTGTTCTAATCGTAGTCTTCGGGATTTACCGCGAAGGGGTTGTATTTCTTTTTCTTCGTCTCGGGTTCGCGAGCGGCAGCGCCGGAGTTCAGCGTCGGAGGAACACCTTCCGGCATTTCCTTCTTACGCAGTTTCTCCTCAATCTTCGCGTTGCGGCCACGGATTTCTCCCTCATGGGCCGCTGCATCGACATCCGCGTCGTAGTTCATGGCCTTCAAGCCGAACTCGTAGATTTCGCGGGTAATCTTGTTCTGCGCGAGGTCGAGGGTCATCTGATGGATGGTGTCAAAGAGCTGGTTGGCCTGCTCGTCGGAAAGGCCCTTCTCCTGCTGAATCTGGTCGAGCAGGGCGATTGATTCGTCGAGGTTGCGTCCGGCTTCCTCCTTCAACTCCTTCTCCTTTGCGACTTTCTCCAGCCATTTCTTGTACTTCTCGCCGTACTTCTGCTTGCCTTCCTCGCTTTCGAGAGCGGCCCGGAAGTCGTCGCCGAAGTTCTCGATGAGGAACTCAACCGGGTCCTGCCCGTCCTTGCAAGCGTTGAAGAAGGAGGCCACACGGGGGTCGCCGTGGTAGAACATATCCACCATCTTCGAGGAGTTCTCCTCGTAGCCTTTCATCTTCTCGGCGGCAGCGTCCGCATCTGAATAGTCATTGTCGATGGCATCGAAAATGCCCTCATCGTCCACGAACTCGCGGTCCGGGTGACGGGTTTTGAGACGCTCCAAAACTGCATCCCTGCGCGTTGTACCTTTCTTGTTTTCAGGCGTTTCCATTATAAAGAAGTGTCTTTCGATTTTATTACGGTAAGCAAATATAATCCCCCAAAATGGCGTTTTTTGTCTATCCGTTCCCGCAGGGTAACTTTGTGTATAACCATAGCCGCGTTACCATGAAGGATGCGTCGGGCGAATACGGAGCTTACCGCTATGCGAAACGACGACCTGCTCCGGGCCGTCAACGAGGTTGTCAAGTTTTTTGATGTCGAAACGCCGGAGGAAGCCGTGGCGCTGGCCATCAAGCGGCCATCGAAACGCTTCTGGTGTTCATCGCAGTCTGCGGAGCGTGCCATTTGGCGCATCCGCAAGGGCGAGACGCTGGACGAAATGCTTCCCACGCTGCGCGAGCAGTATTTCACGCTATACGATTTATACCTCGAACTGCGCGAGACGGACGAGTTCCGTGGCAAGAGCGTGCATTACATCTGCGCGATACTCGTTGAGCAGCCAGCGCCCAAGTTCTACCTCACGGTCAACTCGGCTTTGAAGATTTACAAGAACTGGCGGCTGAAACGGCTATGCGAGAGGACTGCACGACTTATGCGCTGACGGTGCTTGTGCTGGGATACGCCCTGCAAATAGCGCTGGACCTTGCCGTGGGCTATACCGACCGCTCCCTGCTTCCGCATCTCGCGTTCTGCATCTTCCACGCGAATGTCTTCCACCTTGCCGCCAACGCCCTGACGCTATGCCTGCTGCGCCCTGCCGGGCGCGACATCATTTCCGGCTACATCATATCCCTTCTCGCCTCGTTCGTCGCGGTCACCGCAGCACCCACCGTGGGTTTCTCCGGGGTGCTATATGCCATGATAGGGATGCGCACGACGCTTTTCCGCGGGCGCTTCACATTCCCGAAGGCATGGTTTGCAGGGTTCCTCCTCGCCGGGCTTTTCCTCCCTCACGTGAACGGCCTCCTGCACGTGCTATGCTTCGTTGCCGGAGCCGTCGTCCAGCTATACCGCCGCACCGCCGATGATTACGCAAGAGCAAATTGAGAAACTCGTCCAGGAGAACCGACGACGGTTCCGCGAGTTGCGCTGCGAATACAACGCGGTCACGGGCGAGGGCGCGCCTCTCGTCCGTGAGCGGCTGGTGATTGAGGACCATCCCATACCCGTGCAGTGGGTTCCGCTGGGAATGATGCAGAACGACTTGGTAAAGGCCCTGCGGAAATACAAGACCATCCAGGCGTTCATCGAGAAGGGATTGAAGGAGGAATATACCGAGAAGCGGCGCATCCGCGTCATAGAGGAGCTGGCCGTGGTGCGAAACCGCTACGACTTCATCTACTGGGCGTATGTCTTCGTGAAGATCAAGCCGAAGGAAGGCGGCGAGATGATTCCCTTCAAGCTGAACTATGCGCAGGTGCGGTTCTTCCTCATCTTGGAAGACTTCCGGGCGAAGGGGGTCCCGATACGCATCATCCTGCTGAAAGCCCGTCAGTGGGGAGGCTCCACGCTCACGCAGATATACTTCGCATGGATTCAGCTATGCCACAAGAAAGGATGGTACTCCACCATCGTCGGGCAGACGAAGAACACCTCCGGGCGAATCTTGGAGATGTACAACAAGCTCGTCGAGAACTACCCGCCGTGGCTGCTGGGCCTTACCGACGACAACCGGCTGAAACTGTCGCAGTACGGCAAGGCCACCAGCAACGACTTCGAGATTCGGGACCGCAGCGGCAGGCGTGTCGGCGACACGGTAATCCAGATCGGTACTGTCGTGGAGCCGGACAACATCCGCTCCGGCGATGTGGCGATGGTCCATTACTCCGAGGTTGGCGTATGGAAGGACACGCCGGGCCGCAGGCCGGAAGACTTGATCCGAAGCATTTCATCCGGCCTACTGTACCGTCCGTACACCATCGAGGTGCTGGAATCCACCGCGAAGGGCACGGGCAACTATTTCCACCGGGAGTGGGTGCGTGCCGAGGAGGGCAAGAGCAGCCGCACCCCGGTATTCATCCCGTGGTTCTACATCCTCAACGACACGGTTCCCGTGGAGGACGAATACGAGTTCGCACGCTGGCTCCTGGAGTGCAAGGACATGGAGAACCCGCCGACGGACTATCTCGACGAGGGGAAATACTATTGGCACTTGTGGGAGCTGGGCGCCACCTTCGAGGGTATCAACTGGTATCGCATCACTCGCAAGGGCGTGGACTCGCACAGTGACATGGCATCCGAGGCCCCGTCCACGGCGGTCGAGGCTTTCGAGAGTACGGGCCGCAAGGTATTCGACCTCTACGAAGTGAACGAGATGCGCAAGTCCTGCTGCAAGCCTTCTGCCATAGGCGAGGTGTACGCCAAGACGGACCGCGGCCCGGACTGTTTGAAGGGCGTTAAGTTCGCCTCGTCGCAGTCCGGCCTGCTGAAAGTGTGGGAGAAGCCCGAGAAGGACGACGACATGAAGAACCGCTACCTCGTCATCGTGGATATAGGCGGCAGATGGAAGGGCGCGGACTGGTCCGTGATTACCGTTATGGACCGCCTGATGATGACGATGGGAGGCAGGCCGGAAATCGTGGCGGAGTGGCGCGGCCATATAGACCACGACCTCTTGGCGTGGAAGGCCGCTCAGATCGCGACTTGGTACAACAATGCCCTGCTGGTATTCGAGAGCAACACCCTTGAATCACGGGACAAGGAGCGCGACACCGACGGGAACGACATAGAATACATCCTCGACCTCGTGGCTGGCGTATATCCGAACATGTATGCCCGGAACCACTCCAGCGAGGACATCAATCAAGGAGCGCCTCTGAAGTGGGGCTTCCACACCAACACGCACACCAAGCCTGCAATCGTCCACCACCTCATCGCCTGCGTGCGCGATGCGTCGTGGGTGGAAAGGGAGGACCTCGCCTGCAACGAGCTGGCGTTCTACGAGAAGAAGGACGACGGCTCCTTCGGTGCCGTATCTGGCCAGCACGACGACCTGCTCATGACGCGGGCCATCGGACTGTGGATATGCTTCCGCGACATGGATATGCCGGAGGAAGTGGTCCGCAACGAAGTTAAGGAAGAAAGGCCCCGGACGGAGGCCACGATATAATGTTCAACCCCAAAAACCAAACACAACATGACTGACAAAGCAAAAGTCCTCAAACCCGACCCTCGCGCCTTCGCAAACGACTACGGAACGTACCGCATCAAGGGCGACGAGAAACGCACGAAGTACATCCTCATCGACAGTTGGCGCGATGCACTCATCCACAAGACCATCTGGAGGATGATGGATGCCGCCGGGAACGTAGTGCGCGTCCCAAACACCGATGTCGTACCCTACAATAGCAAGGACTGATGAAGAAATTCTTCCGAAAGGTCGCGTCGTTCTTCGTCGTGGCCTACGCCAACCACCTTTACCGCGACCGCGTGAGGCTGGCCGACAAGTACCACAAGGAGTTGAAGTGGAGGATGTATGTCTGCATCCCCTTCGACGGCAAGACGCTGATCGTGATGGACCGCAAGGGCTTCCGCAAGGCGAAGGAGTTCCGGCGCATCTACGACCCCACGATGTCCACGACGAAACTCGGCGAGGGCAGTTTCTATTACACCGCAGACCGAGGCGAAAACGGCGCGCTCTCTCCGAAGGAGAAGGAGCTGCGCCGCCTTGCCTTTGTGCGATATATGCTCCAGCGGGCTAAGCTGCCATCCGAAGCATAGTGTTTGCGCGTCCGATGGCCTCCATGTCGGCACGGTCGTTGACGCTCTGCTGCACGTTCTGCGGGATTGCACCGATGTTCGTCGGCTGGCCCGTCTGCTCAGCCTGCTCCTTCGCAGCGCCGATGCTCTGCAGGAGGGAATCAGCAAAGTCGAAGTCGCCGTTCTGCAGGAGCTGCTCGATGGAGATTGCGCCGTTCCGCCAGAACTCCAGCAGCAGGTCGTTGCCTGCCATGCGACGCTCCGGCGTGGCCGCACCCTCGCGGATGGAAAGGTCGAACTCGATGTCGCGGGCCTTCTCCGGGTCGTATTCCTTCACGCCCGCGTAGTTCCGGCCCGCGATGTTGATGATGCGCTTCTCGTCGTAATACTGCTGGATCATCTTGGTCTTCTTCACGGCAATCTGCTCCGTGAACACCTGGAACCGTAGCAGCAGCGACGAGAGCGAGGCCGTGGCGTTAGCCGTCTGCTGGGAATAGAGCGCTGCCGAAGTGCCGGCATACGGCTGCTTGCCCTGCAGGGCGTTGTTCGTCTGCGCGATGTTCTCCATCATGTCCATCATCAGCTTGACCATCTCCACCGTGCCGAGGTTCGCCGCGCTGGAGTATATCTGCTGGGGCATGGGAACGCCCGGCTTCGGCTTGTAGAACACGATGCCGTCGTAACTCGACATCTCCTCCGCAAATTCCTCCTTCGTCAGACCTCCCATTACATCTTCCGGCACCATGATGACACCCTTCGCGCCCGTTCGCCGCACGAAGTCGTCGAGGATGATAAGGCGGTTGATGTAACGCTGCTGGTCGAGGAAGTCCCCGGCATACGGGTGAATCTCGCCGTTGACGAAGGGATAGAAACTCACGGTGTACGGATGGCTCTCGTGGTCGAAAGGATTCTCGCCTTCGAGCAGGATAGTGCCGTCCGGGGCGAGGAACTGGAAGAACCAATAGTAGTCCTCCACGTATTCGGCCTCGATAAGCGCGATGTCCTCCTTCGCCATGCCCATCGCGAGACCTTCCTGGATGCGGCTCTCGTTCTCCAGCTCCACGAGTTCGTGGTAGTCCTCCGATTCGACGCGGTAGAGTTTGCCTTCCAGCGGGTCCCAGCAGCGGTAGCGCTCCTTCAACTCCTTCGTCCAAATCTCATAAACGCGGCAGAGAGACGGGTCGTTGGGAGTCCAGAAGTTCATGCCGTCCTCACGGTTCCGCTTTCGGATGTCCTCGCTGACGGGATATGCAGTACCGCCGACGCGGTAGATACTGCGCAGCAGTTCGTGGTCTTGATGACTGTGCGAGAAGCGGTGGTAAACCTCGTAGAGCGGCATGTCGTGGATTTCGCCGATGATGTAGATGTTCTGCATCAACGGATCGTCCATAGGGCCGTCGAGGAACATGTGCGAAGGAAGCGGGAACCGTGACTTGATGTCCCGCTGACCGTCCATGAAGTCCAGGCCCTCGCGCTCGAACACCATACCGCCAATCATGTAGTCCTCGAAGGCGTTGGTAAGCAGCAGGCGCATGGAGTTCTTCTGCCAGTTGCATTGCAGGGCAATCGACATCATCTCGCCCACCTTCTGCTCGTCGCGGTCACGCGCCGTGGCCACCGGCTCCGTATCAGTCTTGGAGTACAAGCCCGTGACGGTGTTCACGTGGCTGCGCATGACATTGTTCACGAGGGGAACGTTGCCCTTGCGCCGGATGTACTCGGCCTCCGTCGTGGTCACGGTCCTGCCGTTGTGCTTGTACGTGATGCTATCGGACCATTGGTCGCCGTACACGTACCTGCCGATACGCTCGCGCTCCCGCCGTGCAGGGGCGAAGTTCTCCCAGATGATGGAACTTTTCGTCAGCAGCGGCAGGTTGTTGTTCCGGGTGCCGGTGCGACGGCGGTGTTCCACCGAATCAATCCTCTCGCGGGGCATGAGCCGCGACTTTGGTATCATTATCCTCGGCATATCCTATTTCGTTTTCGCAATGATAATCAACTCAAATTCCTTTTATTGTCTATCTGCTCCTAATCCATGTCGGTCAGACGCTCGACCATAGCGCGCTTCTCGTCAGCAATCCGCTCACGGAGGAAGTTCTGACGGTCCTTGTCGTCGGTATCCTTCAACTCGTCCTGCAGCTTCTTCACCCGCTTGTCGGCCTCCTTGAAGAACCGGGCACGCTGGTATGCGTCGGAGGAAGCAATCCTCGCCGCCTTCTCGATGTCGCCATCGCTGCGGTAGCCACGAGCGCGCTTCTCGGTCACGTCGGCCTCCTGCTTGTAGTGCCAATACATGTCGTTCACGTAGCTGGAGGCGGTACGCTCGTCGTTCTTTTGGAACAACACGTTCGCCAGCGGTACGTTGCGGAGCTGCCTCATGTCGGAATCCCAAGTCATTTCTACGCTCTTGGCGGTTTCCTCGGCGAAGGTCAGCAGACCACCGAAGTAACCCTCCAGCAAATGCTCCACAATGGCGGGGTTGATATTCACGGCTCCAGGGCCGTACTGATCGCCTCCCGTCACGTTGTTGAGGAATTCCGCGGACTTGACAAGAACCTTGCTCGTCCCGGCGTATGCTTTCGTGTAGGCCGGCGCACTCTCATTCCACGGCTGCTTCTTATAGATGGGCTTGCCCGTGAAGTCGGTGTTGAGCGCGGCCTGCGCCACGGGAGCCACCATATCCGGCACGAGTGAGAGCAGCAGGCCCTCTCCGGGATTCTTGCCCTTGTTCGTCACGACACCCTCGACGGGGTTCAGCGGCATGATGTCGGCCACCTGCCCGAACACATCCAGCCCGACCTGCCACGGCTTGTGATCCTTCATGCGCCCGGCCATCGTCATGTAGGCGATGTCGCCGATACCGTAGAAGGCCCGGAGTTCAATGGAGAGCGGGATTGTCAGGTAGAAGCCGCCGCCACCGAGGACGAGGTTGTTGCGACGCACCCAGTCCGGCAGGTCGGCATACTCATCGTCGTCGCCACCGACGGCGGCGGAGATGATGCCGTTGAGGAACGGAATCATGGCGCCCAGTATAAGTGTTGATGCTACATTGACATCGAATTTCCTCAAGTTGCCTATTTTTGTGCGTCTGCTCTTTCCCCGGAGGCCGACGAAGTTTTGCAGGCCCTGCACGCCAGCGTTGTAGAACAAGTATGCAGCGCGGGCGAAGCTGGAGCCGTAGCCCTCGCCGGAACCCTTCTTATTGAAGTTCACGGAGATGTCCTTCGCGTTCGCCACGGAGGTCTGAATGTCGCGGCCCATCTGACGGGATGTCATGTAGGCCGACAGTCGGCAGATGTCCTCAACGCAGCGGTTCGCGAATCCCACGAAGTCCTCAACGGCCCGGCCAGCGTTCTTCACGGTATGCAGTTTCTCGCCCGTCTGGTCGCCGATGATGCGGTTCACCATCTTCTTGTACTCGTCCACACGTTTGAGCTGCGTGTACCCGGTCTCGCCGCCGTTCATCATGAACTCCTTGAAAAGACGCTCGGTCTCGGGAAGGTCGTTGTCGTCCACCTCGTCGAACTCCCCGGCCTTGAACCTCCGCATGAGGTTCCAAATCCGGCCATAGTTGCGCATGAGGTTGCCGCGGAATGCCCGGTTGTAGTCGGAATCCTCCTTGACATCTATCGAGAACAAGGAATACGTGGTATCGCGGATGAGGTTTCGCAGGACGAACTTCGGGCTGCGCGTCGTGAAGTTCGCGGCCATCCAGCGGTTCGCCTTCGCCATCTTCGCGAGGAAGTCCTGGCGGTCGGGGTTCGTGAGGCCGTTTATGGCCTGCGCCGCGCGGGGGTTGCCGTTGATGACCAGCACCCAATCCTTGCCGCCGCTCTTGACGACGACCATGTGTTCCTGATCCTGCTTGTTCAGCAGGCGGTACGGAATGTTCACGCGGCCACGGTTCGGCTTCTTCTTCGAGGCGAGGCCCTGCTGCTCCAGCGCCTCCATCCTCTGCTGGAAACTGTCGAACGCCTCCTGAATGTCCTCGCGGCTCATGTCGTTGGTAATCTGAGGGACGGCCTGCGTCCACTCGTCGGCCACGGGGTCGTAGGTGTACCACATGGGCTTGACCGTCACGAGGTCGTTCGGACGGTTGAGGACCATGTTGAGGAACTTCTGCTTGACAAGGTTGTTGTTGCCCTGCTGCACGGTACTCTCCCACATGTTGCCGATGGTCGCGAACGGGTCGTCGGCAATCGAGGTACGGCCCTTCGCCGTGCGCATGGCGGGCGAGAACGGGCTGCTCTTGTGGTCGAGGTATTCGTAGTGCTGCTCGGCGGTCTCCTCGTCGAAGCCACGCAGCGGCACGTAGAAGTTGAACATGTCGCGCACGTTCTCATACTCGCTGCGCGTCAGTATGCCGGACTGCCAGCTCTTGTAAAGGGCCTTCTTCGTCGCGTCCTTTACCTTCTGCCACATGGAAGCGCACTCGGCAGCGGCCCGGCCCTCAATGTCGTCCACGTAGATGCGGGCGCGCTCCTCCGCTTCGTCGAGGTCGATTGCATCTTCCCCGTCCAGAAGCATAAGCGAAGTGAGGCCGGAATAGTCGCGGCGCTCGATGGTCTCTCCAGCGGCCTGCTCGTCGCGGTCGTGGAAGACCTCGTTGCGTTCGAGGCCGTGCTTGGCAATGGCATACTTGATTGCGCCCTCGTAGTCGATGCCAGCCGCAACCATCATGTCGCGGACGGCCTTGATCATCGGGTCGAAGTAGTTCCGGGTGTAGAACTCCTTCTCGGCGCTATTGACGCTGGAAAGCTGGTTCTCGGCGGTGTACGCATCCTCGAAGGACTCCAGCGGCTTGCCGGAGGCCCGGACGAGTTCTTCCTGCAGCACCTTCAAGGCCAGCATACTGTCCTGATGCGATTCGCGGACCTTGTTCCTCCAATTATTGATTCGGAACTCATAAAGACCTTTGAGGTCGCCAGGTGCGGGCGGGGTAGCCTTGCGGGAAAAGACGGTTACTCCTTCGCCTTCTCCTGCGCTTCCTGCATCTTCCGCGTCTCCTCGAAGTACCCGCACTTCCTCTTGCGGAACGGGGACTTTTTCCAGCCCTCGATGATTCCCTCGATAGCCTGCTGCTGCTCTTTCTCCTTCTTCTCGTTCTGTGTCATATCCAATTGCGTTATAGTAGTTGGTTATAAGTTCCCTTGTTCGGTCGGGGAGGTCGGGCAGGACGAATCTTGAAAAGCCCTCGCTCATCATGGATTCGGTCAACTGGACGAACAGTTCTTCCTTCCTTTCCTTTTCCTCATAGTCCTTCGCGATTTCCCGCTCCATCTCGGCGATATGGTCGGGAGCCTTGCCGCGCATGAACTCGATGAAACCATCCAGCGCTTCCGAATCTTTCCAAATCTTGTTCTTGTACAAGTAAGCGTGCAGGTTCTCATGGAAGAACGTGCCCTCATACTCGTCGTAACTTGTATTCGGATGTGCGAAGATACGAATAATATCGTGTACAAAGTTATATGCGCCGGCCCTTCCAGTCGTATCGCCGTCATCGCTGATGTCAACATACTTCGCCAGGTGCTGGTAGCGGTCCGTCAAATCCATAGCCACGCGACGGAGGTAGTCCTTGTCGTCCTCTCCTTCCTTCTGCGGGAATCCGCGGCTGAACATCGTATGACTCTCGATGTTGATATCCTTGTCGTCGAAGATCACAACGCACTCCCCGTCAAGGCCACCGACATATTTGAGACCGACAAACCCGGCATCGTGCAGGAACTCGCTCGCCGCTTTCTTCGAGCGGAAGCCGTGGGCAAGTTCCGCATAGGCCCGGTCGCCGCCGATAGGTCCTTTCTCCATCTTGGCGATGAAGTCGTCCAGCGTGAGGTCGTGGAAAAGCAGTTTGTCGTCCTCCGTGGTCTTCCACGCACCTTCGGGCAGTTTGCGCAGTGCCTCGACGATCTTCGTCCGCATGGGCTTCGTGACATTCCTATCCTCGTCGAGATAGTTGTCCCCGGTATCGTCCGGGATTTCCACCTCGTAGAAGTTGTGGTCTATGTCGCGGACCTCAAAGTCGTCTTTGGCAAGGCCCTCGATGAATTCAATCTCCTTGTCGTAATGCTGGTTCATCCAGTAGGTATCCTTCATCTCCTTCCTGCGCTCCTCGGCCTTTTTCAGCATGTTGAGCATCCGGGCCTTGGCCTCCTCGAAGGGAACATCGTGGTCCCTCATCTCCTGCTTGATGAATTCCACAATCTCATTCGCGTAGTAGGTAGGGCCGCGCCTTCCCTTGTAGATAACCTTGTCGCGGTCTCCCAGCAGGGAATAGCGCCTTGCGGTCCCTTCCTCGAAAGTGATGTAGGTTCCATAGCCGTGCGCCTGATGGCCTTCCCCCTCGCCGATATGGGCGTGGTCGAACTTGTCGAAGCGGGCCGGACTGCCATGATAGGCCCTGCTGAAACGGGTATCGCCCTCGCGCTGCTGCGGCTCGCGGCCCGCGGCGCGGACCAGGTCGTCCACCTCGTCGTTGGTAAGCACCTTCTTCACGCGCATGGAGCCGGTGATGATCCACGGGTCGGTATCGGGATTCGGGTTCGTGCGATAGCGGTAGAAGCCATCTTCGGGGACACGCTTCAAGCCTGCGTAGGAGTGACGGAACCTGCCGCCCTCGGTCATGCCTTCCGCATCGGCCTCCTGCTGGTAGTCGTTGTCAGCAGCGTATTCCACCTCTGCCCATACGAAATCCTTCGGGAAAAGGTCTCTCTCCCCGGTCGCGGGGTTGAGGCGGTTGAACTGCTTCGCGTAGGGAATCTCGCCAAGGTGCCAGCCGGGACGGTATGCCAGCGTTCCGCTGCCGCCCTGAGTGCCCTTGCCACCCTGCTTGACCTGCGGACGGCCCGTCTTGCTCTCGCCGACGATGGGAGCCGCATCCGCATCAAGCCATACACCGACGGGCGTATCCTCGCCGCCGGGGTTCGCGACCATAGGCGGGTAGAGTTTGCCGTCCTTCTGGAAGAACACCTTGTAGCCGATGCCCTTCTTTACCGGCTCCGGCTTCGTCCTGCGGCTGAAATGCGTATCTTCGGTAAGGAAGTCCACGGCCCGGCGGTCGTAGAGTTCCTCCAGCGCTTCGTCCTCGGTCTGCCCGGTCACGGAGGCAGCGGCCCGCGCGCGCTCGATGTCGCCACGGCTGAAATGGGTGTCGCCGCCTTCCTCGACTTCGACATCATCTTCTTCCGCGTCCTCCAATTCGATGTCGGCCTCCCCGGTCTCAACGCCGGAATACTTGGCCTCCTTCTCCGCGAGTTCCTTAATCATCGCCTCGGTGTACTCGGCGACACGCTTCTGCGCCTCGACGAGTTTGTCCTGATCGGCGAAGGGCTTGCCCTTGCGGGCCTGCATCTTCCCGTTGTCGTCCTTCATGCGGTCGATACGGTTCTGCAGGTCCTCGATGCGCTCCTTCGCGTGCTTCCCGGTCGCGTATTCCTCCTTGAACATCGGAACGATGTCGCGCAGACCGTTGATGCCGCCCGGCACGGAAGGAACATCCACGCCCAGTTCGGGGCAGGAGAACGAGATGGTCGTACTCATCGTCGAGACGAACATGCCGCCCTTGAAGTCCGATTTCTTCGTGACATTGGCTACGACATCGACCTTCACGCCGTCGAAGGAGAACACGTAAGCCTCGCGGCCATTCTCAAACTGATAGGAATCGCGCCAGCGGTCGATTTTCTCGCGCAGGGGCTTCGATACCTTCTCAGCTATGACCTTGCCTATTTCCTCGTCAGTGGTCGCGGAAACGCCCTCTATGACGACCTTCTTGACCTTGCCGCCGGGGAACAGTCGCTCCGCGGCCTCGGCGCTTTTCTTGAAGCGCTCGATATGGCCCTCGAACGAGGTAATCTTGCGCTCGTTCTCCTGCAACTGATTGGCGATGTATATCTGGTCGGCCCTGTGCATCTCCTGCTTGTTGCGGAGCTTGCGCAATTCCCGCTCGGCCTGCGATTTCAGCAGGGCGAACTGACTGCCGGAGAGGACGGCGACGGGATTGTCGAACAATCCTTCTTCCTCCTCCTCCAGCGTGCGGTTCTCCATGCCGTTCTTGATGAGCGGCTTGCCGTCCATCACACTGTCGATGAACGCGGCCTTCGTCTTCAGTCGCTGGTATGCGGTCACATCCAGCGAATCCTCAACGCCGAAGCGCACCACGCGGACGGTCTTGTCCCAGTCCTTATGCACATTCCCTTGCCGCAGGATACGGCCATTGCGCTGCGTGTAGTCCATAGGACGGTCCGGCGCATCCATGTGTACGGCCATGTGCAGGCGCTCCTGGATATTCACGCCGGTGCCGAGCAGCTGCGTGGACCCCATGACGACGCGGATGTCACCCGAATTGACCTTCGCAAAGACACGCTCCTTCTGATCTGCGCGCATCTCGCTGCGGATAATGGCAATCTTGTCAGCCGGGACACCACGGGCGACGAGTTTCTTCTTGATGTCGTCAAAGACATTGAAGCCCTCGCTGCCGTCCGCATCTCTCCTGCGGAAGCGGTCGCAGAATATGACGACCGTGCCGTTGTAGTCCTTCGTTGCTTCGAGGTCCTCAACGACAATATCGACGGCCTTGTTGGTCTTGCTATTCGGCTCGTCCGGGGCGTTCTGCATGACGAGGCGCGGGTCAATGGCGGCGCGCTTGGCAATGCCATACGCCGTGAGCGGGATATGGCTATTGCGGCGCTTCTCCTTGCCCGTCATCTTCTCGAACTTGTCGAGAATCTCGCGCACCTTGCGCATGATGGCGACGAGGGAAGGAGACTGCTCGAGGTAGATGTCCTGCGCCTTGCCACCCTCCATGTCGGGAATCTTCTCGGAGAGTTTCTTGCCCTTCGCGGCCTCCGCATCCTTCGCCAGCACCGTATCGGCCACGGATGCCCAGATACGCACCAACTCCGGCAGGTTCACGTAGGCAGAGAAACGGGTGTTCTCGCGGAACTTGCCGTTGGTGGCGAACTCGAGGCTCTTGGCGATGTTGCCGAAGTTGCGCACGAAGTCGTCGAAGTAGTAGATATGGTTCGCCAGCATGACATCATCCGGCATGAGGTAGCGCATGAAGGTCCAGATTTCCGCTGCGGTATTCGAGATGGGCGTGCCCGTCGCGAACACAACGTTCTTCCATCCTGCCCGGTCGAACACGCTGCGCGTCTTGAGGAACACGCTCGCCGCCTTTTGGCTGACGGAAGGGTCCACACCTTTGATACCCTGCTGGAGCGCCGTGGCGAAGCCCAGGTGCTTGTATTCGTGCGCCTCGTCGATGAGCAGCGCGTCAATCTCCATCTGGTCGAAGTCCTCGACGGCATCCACCTTTCGGTCGAGCTGCCGCTTCGCCTTCGCCGCAGCGTTGGCCTTGACCTTCGCGTCGGTCTTCGCGTTGCGCCGTTTCTTGCCGCCGCCGGCGATGTTGCCTTCTTCGAGGTCGCCTTCGAGGTCTTTCAGTTCCTTCTCCATCCGCTTGATGGCCTGCGAATCCGCGCCAGCGTCCTTCGCCTGCTGGAGAACGTACATCTTCTCGTCAATCCTCGCCTGAATGAAGGCGCGCTTGCGCTCCTCGCTATCGGGAATCATGTTGAACACCGACTGCGGCACGACAATCATGTCCCAGTCGTTATACTTGATCTTCGCATAGAAGGCAGCACGGCCCTCCTGCGTCCTGTCTCCCTCGGAGACGGTCAGAATCTTTGCGCGAGGGTAGAGTTTCTTCGCCTCTCCGACGAACTGCCCGACGGTGGAGTTCTGCACAACGACCATAGGCTTCTTCGCCGTGCCAAGCCTGCGCATCTCCATCGCCGAGGTGATGAGCGTGAAGGTCTTGCCAGAGCCTACCTCGTGGGCCATCATCAGCGGCTCAGTCGTGGCCCGGATTACGGCCTTCGCCTGGTGCGGGTAGAGCTTTATCTCCATGTTCGCGCCCTCGAAGTGTTCCGGGATGAACCGCTCGTCAATCTCCTTCGGCACGATGGCGTTGAAAAGGTCGTTGTAGGTGCGGGTGACACGCTTCGCGAGGTCCTCGTCCTTGCTCATCTTACCCTTCGCCCATTCGCGGAACTCGTCCTTGATTTCGTCGATGCGCGTCTGCGCGGCCTGCTCTGCCTCTTTATCGACCGTCGTGGTGGTCTCGCCCGTGAAGCGGTCCTTGTGGGATTCCTTGAACTCGGGGCGAGTATTGTTCATGGCGTGCAGCATCAGTTCGTGGCCCAAGACCTGCTTGTCCACAATCTTGCCCTTCACGCCGGCAGAACGGTTGGAATCGTTGTACTCGTTGAGTTTCCAGCCTCTCCTGATGAACTGCCACGTGCCGCCGATGGGCTTGAACTCGAAATCATCGGAAAGCCCGTATTTCTCCTTCGCGAAGTCGGAATAGATTCCCGGCTCCAGCCAGTCGGAACCCAGCGAGAACTCGATTAGGTGCGCAGGAATGTCGAGAGGGATTACCTTCTCCAGCGCCTTGATGTTGTTGTCGTACCGCCCGTCCTCGTTGTGGCTGCGGGCATACGCCAGCTTCTCGCGGACATTGCCGGAGAGATATTCGTAACTCACTTCGAGGCTCCCGGACATCGGGTCTTCGAAAGCGAGGCCGGAATCAAGAATCTCGCCGCGCACGACATCTTCGCCCTGCCCGACGGCCTTCGCGATATACGGAAGGTCGATACGACCGAACTGGTTCATGCTGACGATCACGCCGTCCTTCGCATCCTTCGGCTTCGGAGTGGCCTTGAAGCCTACCATACGCTTCGAGAACACATCCGTCTTCTTCGTGGTGACGATGCGCTTCCCGTGCTGGTCCAGCGATTCCGTGTAGTCCTCAACGGCAGCGACGGAAGGGAAGTCCACATCGTTGCGCAGGAAGGAAAGCGAGGTATTCTTGTTCAGCGGGCCATACTTGCCGACAAAGCCGTCGTAAGCCTCGTTCAGAGCCTCCAGGAGCGGAGCCAGGCCCTCGTCGGATTCATTGTTGGTTTGATACTCCAGCACCGCGTCAATGGCAGATTTGAGGGCGTTGTAGTCCTTCAAGACCTGCTCTTTCGTCTGCCCCTTGACCTTGTTGTTGTTCACGCCGAGAGGAACGGCCTTACCAAGACTGTTGATGCAGACCTCGCCCTTACTGTTGACGACGAGCTGCCCTTCCTTGACCTTGTCGGCCACGGCTTCGGGTTCCGCTGCTGCTGCGGTCTCGTCGGCGGCTTGCGGCGCGGCCTCCAGCGATTCGCGGAGGTCGGACAGTTTCTTGACCCAGCGGCCCAGCATCTTCTTCTGATCCTTCCCGTCCACGGGGAAAAGCCCGACGGAGGTAGGCCGGAAGGTCTCGCCGCGGTCGAAGTTGAACAACATCTCGCCAGCCATGTTCTCCGGGTGTTCGACGAAGTAGGTGTCGTACTCGATCGAGACGGGCGTTTCGGTCTGCTCGTACTGACCGGTCCTACGGTTGAACTTCCCTTCCTCCTTGTACACATCGCGCCGCGTGACGGTGGTCCCTATCATGTCGGCAGCGCCGGGCATGGCCTTGCCGCCGACGCGCTTGCGGACGATGATGATGTCGGAAGTGACGGGCGTGCCGCCGAAGGTCTGGTTGTTGAGGCGGAAAGCGCCGACGAAGTCCGCGCCGCCCTCCGTGGTCACCCACTGACGGAGAGCGCGGCTCTTGTCAAGCGTGCCGTTGGAAGTGATGAAGATACCGATGCCGCCCTCGCGGAGCTTGCGGACATTCTTCGCGATGCAGAAGTCATGAATATTCCCGAACTTGCGGGACAAATCCTTCTCCACCTCATCGACGACATGCAGACCCGTGACGAACGGAACGTTGGTAATGGCGAGATCGACACTGTTGTTGGGTATCTTCACATCCTCGAAGCCCCTGATCTGCACATCTGCATCCGGGTATAGCAGTTTGAGGATGTTGCCCGTGACGGAATCAATCTCCACCGCCGTGATGTCGCTGGCCTCGCTGACGGCCTTCGGCATGTTCGCAAGGATATTGCCCACGCCGGCAGACCCTTCGAGGATTCTGCCACCCGTGAAGCCGAGATTCTTCGCAGCGTCCCAAAGGGAGTCGATGATTTCGACCGGGGTGTAGTAGCTGGAGTTGATGGAGAGTTCCGCAGATGCGATTTCCTCGTCGGTCATCGCGTCATGCAGCATGCGCTGGACGCTGGAATGCGGTGCTTCGTTGAAGTAGGAGCCGAGGCCACCCCAGCCGGAGAACTGTCGCAGTACCTCCATGTCCGCCTTCGACGCTTTCTTGCCGGAATCGACAAGCTCGCGCATCTTCTTTATTGCGGCGATGTTGGCCTTGAACCGTTCAATAGGGGTCGTGGGAGCGTAGGATACGCCACGCTCGCCACGGTTGTTGTTGAGGTTCTTCCTTACGGAATATCGAGGTCGAGCGGGCAGAGTCCGACCATCCTCAACGCCCTTTCCTTCTCCTCCTCGGTCAGTTCCTCCACGTTCTTGCCCAGCTGCTTCGCCAGTTTCTCCCGACCCTCCTGGATTATCTTGCTCGGGTCGATTGTCGTGAATGCCATCGTCTTGTGTATTTGATGAGTTGTTTTCTTCTATTTCTGCGAACAAGCCGCCGAGCGGTGCAGAACTTTCCTGCGAAGGTACTGCTTTTTCAACATCTTTCCTAACCCTCTTGATTCTTTCCTTCGCCTTGTCAGCCTCCTTCTCGACCTGCGCTTCCTCAACTGCCGCCTGCGCAGCCTCCGCAATGTCGGGGGCCGCTTCTCCGAGGGTGTTCACGTCGATTCCGCGCACATCGTCGTAGGAATCCATCTCGCCCTCGTACTGCTCCATGCCGGGCAGGTCGCGGGCACCGTTGTAGAACGCCTTGAGGTATGGCTTGATCGCATCCCCAAGGTCGGCAATCATGGCCTTCGCATACGCAACGAACTTGCGAGCGCCCTTCTCGATATGGTACACGGCCATCTGCGCGCCGATGGAGAAGATTTCCGGGTCGATACCCATGTTCATCTGGCCTTTCAGCTTCTCCTTCATGCGGCGCACGAGGTCAGCATATTGCTCGTCGGTCACGAGTTTGTTGCCGGAAGGATTCACGGGGCGCTCCTCCTTCGGCTGCTCGACCGCCGCGGCAGCGGCTTCACGGGCAGCAGCGGACGGACCCTCGAACTTGTCGATGCTGGACCACTCCACGACCTCGTAGATGACGGGAGCAAGGCCGGTATCAAGTACGGGCCTATGGTCGCCCCAATCCTCGAAGTCGTGAATCTTGGCCAGCACGGTCTTTCCGCTATAGGAAGTGTACATGACCTTCTCGCCGAGGCGATAGCCGTTCACGCCCTCGCCGGCCTTCTGCTTGTCGAAGTTGTAGAGATGAATCTTGCGGTCCAGCTCGCTCTTGTCGGAGTCGGAAAGGAGTTCATACAGTCCGTTGTTCTCCAAAATGCCCTTCAGGTCCTCCGGGGTGTCTGCGGTAACCTCATAGTTGCCGTCGTAGATTTCCTGCCCGTTGGCGAGAACCTGATAGCGTTCCAGGCGAGAATGTCCGCTGCGGTGGGCCGTGAGTTCATACCTCCACTTCGGCTCCTCCTCCTTCGTCTCCGGCTGCATCTCGATCACCGAGACTTCGCCGGAGGTCTGGAGGTCTTCAACGGACAACGGTCGTGCATCCTGCACGCTCTGCTTGCTTTCAAGCGCGTCGGCAAGGCGCTGGGCGCTTTCCATGTCACGCATCATGAACCCACCGTCCTCACGAGAATACCAGCCGCGGCTCTCCTTCGCAATGCCGCTGGCCGTGGCCTTCTCGTCCTTCGAGAGTTCACGGCCCGGCCTCACGAGGAACATGTCGAGCGAGCGGCCCTTTTTCGTGGTATATTTGGCCGGGGTAATGGTCGCCTTCGTCGCGGGGGCCTCGGTCTCTGTTTCCGCAGCCGGTGCCTGCTCCTGCTCTGCCATGCGCTGCATGGCGAGACGCTTGTACGATTCGCGGAGGATAACCGAGATGTCCTTGTCGGTCATCTCCGGCTGGTAGCCGCGCTTCTCGAAGATGGAGCGGAAGAATTCTGCTATCTTGTGCCAGATACCCTCGCCGCTCTTGTAATCGACGGTCTCGGCGAGTTCCGCGATATACTCATCGGCGGCTGCTCTCTGCCGTTTCTCCTCCGCAAGATGCTGCACCTTGCCGAGAAGCTCCGACCGTCTCTTTTCGGGGATGATCTCCCACACGCGGTCGCACAGTTCGTCGAAGCCTTCCTGCCCGAGCAGGTCGCGCACGCCCTTGTGCCCGACAAGCTCGTGGAACACCTTGCGTTCCGCTTCCGAGAGGGAACCGATGTTCGGGGCGTAGATATGGACCTCGCCCGTCTTGCCGTCATACCAGCCCGTGATGGTGTCTCCATCCAGCAGGGCGCGGTAGGCGGCTGCGTCGTTCACATCGTTGGGGCTTTCGTGGACGATGATAGGCGTATGCAGGGCCTGCGACATGGAATCAATCTTCTTACGAAGCTGGCCATAGCGAGGCAGGCGCTCCGGCTTCTGTTCGTTTTCGGCGGGTTTTTGTTCGATTTCGGCAGGGTTTTCTTCCAGCAGGCCATATTGCCCGGCGAGCTGCTGGTAGTATTCCACCAGCGGAAGCCCGGCCTTCTCCGCGGCCTCCGTCGCATCCTTGATGGCCTTCTTTGCCGGGGCGCTGACCTTCTTATTCGGCGAGACCGAAGCCTTCTGATTGTTGCGGTACACCTCGTCGGCGCGTTCGCTCTCGGCCTGCCAAGCGTCGTACAGTTCGGAGAAGCGCTGCATCTCCTCGTCGGTGATGTGGTCTGCGAGTTCGGGGTTGCCGTCGGACTGCTCGATGATGCCGCGCACCTTGTCACGCAGGGACGGCTCGCCCTGTGCGGCATCTTCTGGAACACCCTCCTTCCGTACATCGCCCTCGGTCTTGACGGTCTTGTACTCGGAGAAGGGTTTCGTCTTGCGGTGCGAGGATTCCACCCATTTCTTGAACTCGTCGCGGCTGACCTCGGCGATGGCCCCCAGCCCGGTCCAGCCTTCCTCGTAGTTGGAGAGGTAGGCGGCACGGGCCGCTTCCATGTCGGGGAAGCCGTACATGACCTTATGCTCGTCGAAGGAGCCGTCCGGCTTGACCTGATCCACGACGAACACGTTGCCCTCCTCCGGGTTGTCGGAGAGGAACACGTCGATATGGTCGCCGTCCACGCCTTCGGTGCCACGGATATAGCCGTAGGTATTGTTCATAACCTGCGACCACTCGTGGCCCTGAGCGTCAGTACCGCTGCGGACGCTGCCCTTCGGCTGCTCTATGGTAATGTCGTATCCGTCGAGCTTGATATGTCCTTTCTTGTAGTTGCCCGCTTCCTTCTGCGCCTCGGTCGGTTCGGTATCCACTTCGGCCTCGGCAGCGGCAATTTCTTGCTGCTTTTCGGAAAGTTCTGCGGGTGTTTCGGAAATTTCATGGGCATTTTGGGCAATTTGAGCGGCCTCGATTGCTTCCTGCTCCCGACGGGCCAGCTCCTCCGCCATAGCAGCGCGGTTGTTTTTGATAAAGTTCTTTACATCGCCCCACGACTTGACCTGCGAAAGCACGTTGAGGATGGAATCGCGGATGTCCATGTCGTCGAGTTGGGCCGTGAGGCCGGTATCGTCGCTCTCCTTGACAATCTCGGCGAGGCGCGACACCGACAGTCCCCCGTCCTTGACGAAGCCTCCGACAAACCCCTGCAGGTCGGAATCGGAATAGCCCGTCTCGCGAAGGAAATCCTCCTTGTCAAGCTGGCCCTTGTAGGCGTTGAGGTACTGCGAAACGAGTTCATCGACGGACTGCGGCTCCATTTCCCTGGACTCGCGCAGCCTCTGACGAGCCTCAACGCTTTCAGCGGCCTTGTTGATGGATTCGATGCGCTTCTGGACGGTCTTGATCTGGTCGCTGAGTTCATCGCGCTTGTCGAAGTCCGGCTCCGCATCGTATTTCTTCTGCAGGGCATCGAGTTGTCTCTGCTGGCGGGCAATCTCGCCCTTCAGATATCCCTGCGCGCTCTTGCCGCCGTCATCGCGGCGCTTGGTCTCCCACTCAGCCCAGGATTCGGGGTCGCCCTCAAAGAGTTTCGACTGGTCAACCCTTCCGTCCTCCTTCATCGGCATGGGACGGCCTCGGAAATCGTACTCCGTAGCTTGTTGCGCGGCTTGTGGCCGCGTTTCTACCTCCGGCTGGACTTCCTGCTGCCCGGCTGCCTGCGGCTGCTCTACGGGCGTTTCCTGCCCTTCCTGCGGCTGCGGCTCGACGGCCTGCGCAGGCTGGACGGTTCCGGCGCGTAGGCTGACGAAATCGGCGATGGGAATCTGATGCACGCGACCGATGGAGTCGCCCAGTTGCACATCGTCGTCGAAGCGGACGACCACGTTGCCGTCGGCGGTCACGTGGGTTGCGGTCCCCATAACGGTTGCGCCTCCGATGTTGAACGGCTCCTCCTCGCCCGTGAGCGAATCGGCGATCTCCTGCTTCGTCGGGGTCTCGATTTCGCGGGCGAGCTGCCGCTGGTATGCGTCCTCGATCTGACGCTTGGCAGTATTGAACAGTTCTCCGGCAGGCGCAGAAGTGAAGGACTGAACCTCGCGAGGGGAAATCATCCTTACCTTGCCGTCCGGCATGGTGACATAGAGTTTGTCGCTGGAGTTGCGGCGGTCCACGGAGCCGTCCTCGGTCTTGGCGAGCCGTCCGGCCTTCATCCCGACCTTCGTGCCGTCCTTCAGCGTGATGTCGTAGTAGATGCCGTCTGCGGTCTTGCTGCGGATGTCCTGCTCGGCCCGGTCGATGTCGGCCTGCATCTCCTCGTTGATACTGTCGTTCACGCCGACGATGGCGGCACGCGCCTGCGTATAGCGGTCGAGTATGGGCTTCAACTCCGGCTGCATCGCCTCAATCATTCCGGCATAAGCGGAATCCTCGTCGATGGCATGAATCTCGTCATCGGAGATACCGGCACGGGCAATCTCGGCCAGCGCCGTGTCATATTCGACCTTCGCGGCACGCTTGGCCTCCGGGTCCGTCAGGGATACGGAAACCTCGTAGATGTCGTCCAGGTTCGCCTGCTCTGGCTCGTCGGCCTCCTTCTTTGCGCGGGCCTTGTCTGCGCCCAGCCGTTCCTCACGGGCAAATGCGTAGGCAAGGATTGCCTCCTCCTGCTCGGGAGTGTAGTAGCCGCTGGAGTTGAACTTGCCGAGGAAGTCACGCAGCTCGTCCTCGTCGCAGTGGTCAACCATAGAAGTGACCTCTGCCCAGTCCTCCTGATCGTCGAAGGTCTCGGAGCCTTTCTTGAACACGCGCTTACGCTTGTCCTCCATCTGCTGCTTGGGGGTTCGGTAGCCCACGGTCTTGATAGCGGACACGAAGCCGCCGAAGGCTCCCACGCCGAGGAAGGTATCAATGAGGTTATCCTTGCTGAACACCTCGCCGAGAGACTGGTCGCCCACGGTAAGGGCGTTCATGACACCGCCGACGAGTTCTTCCCCGAACTCACCTACAACGCCGTTCCAATGCGTCTTGTTGAGGAAGTGGTTCACGGTCTCCATCCATTCAGCCGTGCCGATGTTGTCGATGAAGTCGTTTACCCGTTGCAGGCCCATCCGTTCAAGCCGCTTGCTCGTCCAGCCGCCTACGGCGCTGCCGATAGGCTTGAAATACTCCCCGAACATCTCGGAGAAGTTCTCGATGGTCCTGGCTCCGTATGCCTGCGCGAAAGCGCCGAAGAAAGTGTCAGTACCGCCGTCCACGCCGTCGAACTTGATTCCGTCCTCCGTCTCGCTGAACTTGATGTCGCCGACCCTACGCTGCATGGCATCCGCAGTCGTGGAGAGTGCGCCCGTCGTGCCGGTCATGGCAGCGGCAGATGCGACGTCGCCAGCGACACGTCCGACGACCGATGCGGCCTTCTTCGCCACACCTTCCTTCGCAATCTTCTCGCCGAGTTTCTTCGCGAGGGCCTTGCCGATGATGCTGCCGCCGCCCTCGGCGCTGCCGGAGACGGGGTTCATCATGAACTCCAGCATGAAGGGGAGGGACTGTCCCGTAGTGAGACCGGCCTTGTAGCCGCGACCGAGGAAATCCCCGTAGTACATGTCGCTGGCCATCTTGTGGGCTGCTGCATCCAGCAGGATATTCTCGGCCTCCGTCAGTTCCTGACCCTCGTCGAGTTTCTTCGCGGCGGTCATCAGGGCCGCGTTCTTTTGAAAGTCGGAAATACCGAAGTCCCAATTGGCCTCCGTGAAGGAGTCCGCGAGGCCCTTTCCGAATCCGCGGCCACCTTCCGCAGCCTTGCGCGTCTTCTCTGCCTCAACGTACATGCGCTTGGCCTGCTTCAACACCACAGCGTCATAGTCCACATCTTCCGGCATGTCGTAGGTCGGAATGCCGTAGGGGTCGGCGAGGTTCTGATGGGAACGGAGCTGCCCGGCATCCTTCAACTCCTTCTCACGGGCACCGTACAGTTCTTCTATCCTCGCCACCGCGTCGCTCTCGTCCTGCTGGAAGTATTCGCCGCGCTCTGCGTCCGGCGCTTCCTTCGCAGCGTTCCTCTCCGCGGCCCTGCGCACCATGTTGGGTGCATGGACCTGCGGAATCTTGTGCCCGTCGATACTGTCCGGGGCAGACGGCGGCGCGGCTTGAGCCTGCGGCTGCTGCTCCGCTCCACCTTGCTGCGGAACGGGAGAGGCCGGCTGCTGGGGCTGGCCCTGCTGCGGCTCCGCAGGCTGCTGCGGCACGCCAAAAAGATTGTTGAAGGAATCGTAGTCACCAACATTAAGGCCCATGCCCTGGGCCTTGGAGTGGTACCATCTGCGGTCTTCCTCGTTATTCAGAGAGTTCTCGAAGTCCTCGTAGGAACCGATGTTAAGGCCCTGCTTGGAGAACTTGTCGTAGAGCCACTTTTTATCGTCGTTATTCGTCATGGATTATTTGCGCATTGAAGGAGGGGTATTGTCATCGTCTTTGTCCTGCTTGCCCTTACGCTTCGACGGCGGGGTGTTCTCGTCGTCCTGATCTTCGTCGGCAGCATCTGCGATACCATAAGCCGCGTTGCGCTCCCTCTCGTAGTTATGCGACATACGCTTGAGGGATTCCTTCGCAGCCGTGGAGTAGTTGAGGTAGGTCGAGGCGAAGACCTCGCGGTTGTTGGCGTTCTTCGCGTTCTCCCATTCCGTATATAGGCCGTTGAGACGGGTCTGGAGCTGCGAGCGCTCCTCGGCAAGCATTGCGGCCTCCTCCTGCGACACGCCAGCACCCTTCTCCGGCTTGCCTTTCTTGTTGACAAGTTTGTTGATCTCGTCGATGCGGGACTGCATCCCGGCCTTCGCGTCGCGGTACACCGTCTCGGAGATGGAGACGAACTGCTTCTGCAGGGGCTTGTAGCCAAAGTTGAACAGTTGGCCGTCGATGTCGAGGGACACATCCTCCCCGTTGCGACTGGTGAAGGCGCGAATCTTTGATTCCTCCTTCCGCTGGTTGAGCGCATCCTGACGGTAGGCGTATTGCAGGCCCATCTGCTGCATGCGCAGCTGGCGGTCCTCCGCATCCTTCTGCTTGCGGTACTCGAAATCGCGCTGGTCCTTTGCGAGCGCGTCCTGCCGGGCCTGCTCCTTGTCGGCGCGACCCTGCTCGTAGCGGGCCTGCTCCTGCTGGACCTGCTGGTTCTTCGTGATGTCCTGCTGCTTGGCGAGGGCTGCATTGGCTTTCGCCTGACCGAGTGCCGCGTCTCCCTTCGCCTCCGCTACCGCCTTCTGCTGGCGGAGCTGCGCGAGGCTCAACTGCCCCTGCTGGAGCCGCTGGTTGAGCTGCATCTGCAACCCTTCGCGGCGCTGGCGGGCCTTCTCGTAGATTTCGCGGTACTTGTCGAGGCCGGAATAGAGCTGGATGTTCGGAGCGCCCTTCGTGGTGTAGTAGAGATTGGCGAGCGATGCCACGCCGTCGGCGATGCCGGAGATGAGCATGGAGACGCGAGCGTCCTTCTCCGCCGCCTTCTGCTGGGCTGCGAGTTCGTCGCGTTCCTTCTGCCAGCCCTGCACCATCGCGTTGTACTGGTCGATGCCGGATTGCAGAGCCGTCTGCTCCTTGGCGTTTGCGGCCTCCTGATTGGCGATTGCCTCCTGCCGGGCAGCATCGTTCGCCTCTACGTCTATCTGCGGAATACGGGCTTGTGTTTGCGGCTCACGGGCATTTTCAGAGGGCTGAGGCGAAACTGCGGCTGCGGGCTGCTGCGCAGGCCGCTGGGCCGGGGTATTTGCGGAAGACGGACTTGCAGCAGGCTGTCCCTGCCGCTGGATGCTCATCGGATCGCTGATGGCCTGCTGAAGAACCTGCTCGGACTTCTTCTGAAGTTCGGCGGCTGCGTCCTGCACCTCATACCGGCCCGTTACGGGGTTGAACTTGACTCGTGCCATGACTTAGATGATTTTCTTGCCGTTTTCGTCCACGTTCTCGCCGTTGGGTTCCTTCGCCTCGATTGAGGGTTTCTCCTCAACGGCGGGAGTTTCGCTCTTGGCTTCGCTCGAAGAAGGGAAGCCAGCGCCGGCACCTGCGAGGTTCGCCCCGGCCTTGCTGACCTGAGAGGCTGCGCCAGCGATGGCGTTGGCCTTGGCAATCTCGGTCTGCCGCTGCTGCTCCGCAAGAGTGGCCTCGCGGTTGAGGTATCCTTCCTCGACCTGATCCTTACGGGCCGCGCCTTGTGCGGCGATTGTGCCCATCGTATCCCCGATGACCTTGTTCGCATCTTCCTTCTGACGGGCCACAGCCTCGTCGGAAGCGCCGGACACCGCAGCCGTAGCAGCGGCATTGCGGTTGCGCTCCATGAAGATTTCACGCGCTTTCTTGATGGATTCGAGCGCGTCGGCACGCTGGGTGTACGGCAGGTTCATGTTGTACTCGTACCAGGCACGGTTGGCCGCACGCTGCTGGGCTGTGATGTTCGCGGCCTTCTTCGCCGCGTTGGAACTGGCCATGCCGCCAGCGACCGCGCCGCCGACACTCAAGATGCCTCCAATAACTGCTGCTGATAACATTTGAATCGCGATTTTGCAGCAAGGTAGCAAGCCACGACCGCGCGCTTTGTCTATCCGTTCCCATGAAGCCCGAACCAGCGCGCCCCATAGTGTTCTCTATACACTATTATACCTATTCTTACCGCGCGCTCACGCGAGGCAAAGCGCTTAAAATCAGCCTATTCGACTGAAAGGCAGACACAAAGACAAAGGCCGCATGATGCACTCACGCACCGATGCGACCCTTTAACCAATACCCGCAAACTGCGGGCCAAATGTCACGAAGTCAAGTTGAGGTCAAGTTCAAGTCAAGGAGTTTTTATTGACCTTCCATCGTGTTTTGCTTTCACGGACTCATACATTTTATCGAAAGCCTTTCTTTCATCATCAGCCCCAGTATAGATAAACCAATAGGGAATTGGCATTCTCGAAGAAATCTCTCTCTTGTATAGTTCAGGGTCTTTCAATTCAAGAATACTATCTGTAATCTTAGAATCGAAAATAAGAATTTTCATGCTTCCTTTTATACCAGGACCACTCGGTTTCCATACTCCGCTTTTCTCCATATACTCAAAGAAGTCATGCATGCAATCTGGTGATGAGGATACAAGCTTCTGCAATTTGGAGAAATTACTTGATGTTCCACTATAAGCAAACACAATAATCAAGACAATTACTGCAATAATAATAACCCAAGTCATAATACTATCGTTTATAAATTATAAAATTCGGCTTCATGCAATACGAGCAGCGGCCTCCCCTTTTTCAGCCGTGAGCCGATCCACGACGGTACTCAGTCGCTCAATAGTCCGTTGCTGGCTTTCAATCAAAGCGTCTCTCGTTTCTGCCACTTGAATCTTCGACAACTCGACGGTTTTGACATCATCATCGAAGAAACAGTCGATACGCAAATTTAAGAGCCGGGCTATCTGCTCCAGGTCCCCGGCTTGAATCCTGTTGTTGTTGATGCAGCGATGCAGGTTCGCCTCGCTCATGCCAATATCCGTTGCGAGTTTCTTCAAACCGCCCGGCCTTGAATCGCTCATTTTGCGAATAATTCCCAAGTCCATGATTACTAACTTGTTAAAATGTATGACTAAAAAATATCAAAGTTTTCTGCTAAAAAATTTGCAAGTGGCTTAAAAAAAGTATAGCTTTGCAGTTGAAAGTTAGTAATAAGTTTTGAAAATGGCAAAGGGGAAATCAATTCGTGAGGAGCTTTGGGAGTTGGAGATTGGCATCTGCGCCGTGCTTCCGCTCGATCGGCTCACTTCAATCAAATCCGCCTGCTCAACCTACGGACTGATGTGGGGACGGCGATTCAGAACCGCCACGGATAGGGACACGAGGACTGTAACGGTAACAAGGACCGCATAACGCAACCGGGAGGGGCGAGGAAACTCTTTTCATCATCAAATTTTGCCTACGACCGAACCTCTCCCGGTTTTTTAATACTCAAAACCATGAGACCAATCATTTTCAGAGCCATCACAATTTCCGAGGGGAAGTGGGTTTATGGCTACTTTACCCTCGAAGACAACATGGAGGGCGATGTAAATGCGTTCATCACTACGCTTGAACACGAAATCCACTCCGTCCTGCCCGATTCGGTGGGCCAATTCACGGGACTGACCGACAAGAACGGCAACGACATCTACGAAGGAGACATCCTCCACTTCTGCGGCCAGCGCCCCGACAACCGGGGACGGCACTACTACCGCGAGGTAATCTACGAGAACGGCGGCTTCCGCTTCCAGCTGGAGGACGGAACGCCCGGCGCTCCGCTGCGCGACATCGTGGCGGGCAACTGGGACATCGCCGGAAACGCTTGGGACAATCAAGAACTTCTCGAACAACGCTGACATGGAAGAACTACTGCTGAAACTGTCGGGCCAGCTCTCACGCGCCCTCGAAGAAATCGACAAACTGAAAGAGCGCGTCCGCGACCTTGAAGGCCGCGTCCCGAAGCGCGAAACCTACACGCAGACCGAGGTCGCGGAACTGACGGGCTGGTCCACATCGGCAGTCAACAACTGGGTCAAGGACCGAACCATCGTCACAATCTCCGGCACGGGCCGCAACCTGATGATTCCGGCCAGCGAGGTGGACCGCATCTTCGCGCTGAAAGGGAAGGGACCCAGGTACAAGCAGGCATCTTAACCTATCACAACATTTACCATCATGGACTTTACACCCGAACAAATCGAGCAACTTGCCCCGACCCGCTCCGCCTGGATCGTCATAACCAAGACGGGACACACGGCGGTATGGGAGTACGGCGGCAGCAAGGGGCAGACCGGGCATTGTCAGGTCGTGGCCGGGAAAGACGGACGCGACATGACCCCCATCTTCGTCACGAAGAACTGCCTGCCCAACGCGCAGCAGGCACTGTTCCCGCTGCGCAAGGGCTACTACCTGATCCGCTCCTTCCGTCGGCATAACGGCGAGAAGGAACATGTCAAGACCTACATCTACCGCGTCGTGGAAATCCACGCCGAGAAGGAAAGACCCGATGCCGACATCAAGCAGGCCGGATTCTGCATGGACGGCCAATGGGACGAGGCCGGCGAAAAGCTGATCCGTCAGTTCCCACGGCTGAACGAGGCCGTGAACGTAGCGCAGAACAAGGTCCGGGAATACCAATGCACCCGGCCCATGTACGCCAAACCCGTCAAGGAGGACAAGCGATGAAGATATTTGGCTGCATCGCCGCCTTCTTCGCGGCATTCTGCGTAGGAGCCGCAATAGCTGGAGCCACGCACCAACTGTTCCTCGCGGGTATCTACGCGATTCTCTCCTCAATCTGCTTCTGGGCAGACCGCAACGACAAGAAATACGACAACGACCAGCGCCGGAGGAGGGCCATGCACTATGAATAAGCCCGACAAACTCCCCTTCGTCTCCTTCGACATGCCGAACAACGACTACCACCGTGGCGAATGGCAGAAGGAGTTCATCAGTTCAACGCAGCTCAAGCGCTACCTCGTCAGCCCGAAATACTTCCAGTATGTCCGGGAGAATCCCGATGCGGACAGCGTATCACTGGAAGCCTCCATGCAGGGCAGCGTCTATCATTCCATGCTGGCCAGCCTTGTCAACAAGGGAAACCTCGACGAGGAATTCCTGAAAGAGTATTTCGTATTTGAACCGCCGGTGAATCCCAAGACCGGCAAGCCCTACGGCATCGACACCAACGCCTACCGCGAGGTGTACCAGCAGGCCCTGCTCGACAACCCGGGCAAGGAGGCAACCTCGCAGGCCGAGGTCGAGACCGCACGGAAGATGATCAATTGCCTGCTCAACGCCTGCGGTCGCACATCTGATGCCGTGAAGCAGCTTATCGAGTGGGGCCAGGCCGAGACCTCGTTCTTCTGCGAGTACAAGGGCTGGAAGTTCAAGGTCCGCACCGACCTGCAGACGCAGAACAAGATCGTGGACTGGAAGACCATCTCCGCGCCGGACCTGCACCAAAGCACCGTCGTGCGGCAGATAAACAAGCTCCACTACGGCATCAGCGCCGCTTTCTATCAGTTCTTCCTGCACGAGATCACCGGGCAGTGGAAGGAGTTCTACTGGGTGTTCCAGCAGAAGGAAGCGCCCTACGATGCCGTGCTGGTCAGCGCCAGCGATGTCGCATATTCCTACAACGAAGAACAGGAGTACCTGCGTAGAGGCCCGGCTGCATGTCAGTTCGAGGCGCTGCTGCGCCAGCATCTCCGCTGCCACGACACGGGATACTTCCCCGGAGCCGAGGTATTCCTGCTCCCGTCATTCTCCGGCCAGCGCATCATGTACGCCCACCCGGACAAGTACGCCGAACTTGATACAACCTTCTTCGATGATTAACAACCCAACAATTTTTCTTTACCATGAGTAACAATCAGCCGCAGGAAAAGCCGCAAGAGCAGCAGGCCCCTGCACAACAAACCGACAACGCCCCCGATGGAAAACTCCAGCCGGCAGAACAGCCCGCGAAGAACGCGACCGCCAAGACCGGGAAGACGAACCTCCCCGCGAAACTTATCCCTCTCAAGGAAGCTCTCCTCGCTCCGAAGAAAGCCTTCATTGCCGCAGGAGGAACCGAAGTGGAGTTCAACCGTGAGCTTAACTTCGCTGCACAGATATTGGAGAGTAACGACTATCTCCGCAGCGTGGCCATGCAGAACCCCGAATCCCTGATCACGGCCATCAAGAATGTCGGCCTCACGAAACTGTCCCTCAACCCCGAACTGAAACTCGGATACCTCGTGCCCCGAAAGAACAAGGGCGTGAACGCCGTGTACTTCACATCGTCGTACATGGGCAAGCGCGAGATTCTGATGCGCTCCGGCTGCGTCCGCTGGATTGAAGCCAACCTCGTGTATGCAGGCGACGAGTTCGAGGTCATGAAGGGCACGACGACCTACATCAACCACAAGCCGGACCCGTGGGGAGACCGCTCGCAGGAGAACATCAAGGGAGGCTATTGGATGGCCATCCTCAACAACGGTGAGAAGGTGTTCGACACCATGCCGATGCAGCGCATCCTCGAAGTGAAGGCCCGCTCCGAATCCGTCAAGGCCGGAAAGGGAAGCCCGTGGGACACGGACTTCGTGGAAATGGCCCGCAAGACCATCCTCAATGCAGCGTACAGCCAGCTGCCGAAGACGGACATCTCCGATGCCGTGCTGCGCGTCATGGAGGTCGAGAGTACCTACGACGACGAGGAGTTCGACGACTGGAAGAAGCAGCAGGAGGAATCGAAGGACCGCTTCCAGCAGGACGGAAAACCCACGTTCACGGATTACGAGGAGGTCAAGCAATGAGGCGATGCACTCGATTGACCTGTCGGATTCCGATTACGACACTTTCATGAAATGGATAGGCCAGCGCTGCTCCGTTCCTCGTCCAAGCAGTAGAAAGGCGCAAGAGCTGGAGCGGCGGGCCTATCTCGTATTGAAGAAAATCAACAAGCGATATGGCACTAAATAAGGCAATGCTAATCGGGAATGTCGGCCAGGACCCCGACATCCGACACCTTGAAAACGGCACGACCCTCGCCCAGTTCTCCCTCGCCACCAGCGAGAGGTTCAAGGACCGGGACGGAAACGCCCACGAGCAGACCGAGTGGCACAACATCGTCGCGTGGCGCAACCTCGCCGACATCGTCGGGAACTACGTGAAGAAGGGAACCCCGCTCTATGTCGAGGGGAAGATCAGGACGCGCTCCTACGATACGCAGGACGGGCAGAAACGCTATGTAACGGAGATTGTGGCAGAGACTATCCAACTCCTCGGAAAACGCGAAGGAGGCGGCGAAAGGCCCCTTCCTCCCGAACCGCCGGAGCCGGAGCGCCCGGCCCAGCAGCCGCGACAGTCAATCACGGAAGCGGCGGCGCACGTCGCCGCCATGCAGCAGAAAGGACGCGGCCAGCAGCCTGCACCCACGACACCACTCATCCAGCCGCAGGACATCGCCGACGACGGAGCCGACGACCTGCCGTTCTAACACCAGCGATAGATGAAATTCCCCATAGCCATCGAGGACGGGGCTTGCGACCTGACCGCGTTTCTCGCCCATATCAAAAGCCTGCACGGGAACTATACGATTTCCGTTGAACGGGACGGTACGACGCGCACAAACCAGCAGAATCGCTGGTTATGGGGGTGCATCTATCCGCTGATGCTGAAAGGTCTGATTGACCTCGGCTGGGAGTTTACCAACACGCAGATGGTGCATGACTTCTGCGCCAGGTTCCGAGACGACGAGGTCTTGAACCACAATACGGGCGAGGTGCTGCACCTTCCGGCCTCAACACGCGACATGGACACCGTGGAGATGGCCGCGTACTGCGAGACGCTGCGCGACTTCGCCCGTGAATACATCAACATCGAAATCCCGGACCCGGACCCCGAATACTATGGCAAGTAAAGGCAAGCGCTGGATAAAACTGTACCCGGAACTTCTTTCGTGGGAGTGGGCCGACAAGCCCGGAATGTTGGAGTTGTGGGTCCGTCTCCTGCTGATGGCAGACCGCGACGGCGTGGTCATTACGACGGAAAGTGAACTCGCCCGCCAATGCCGCGTGAGCCGCCAGCAGATGCGTACAATGCTCATCAACCAAGAATCAACCAAGAACATAACCAAGACTTCAACCAGGGGAGCAACCAAGAACGCAACCAAGATAACTATTTGTAATTGGGCGCTTTACCAGCAATCGCCAACAAGAGAGCAACCAAGAGAGCAACCAACTGAACAACCAAGAGAGCAACCAATAATCAACCAAGAGGTCGCTTCTATACCTATTTCCTCTCCTTCGGAGAGTAAACATAATATAGAGAATATAGAGAAAGAAACTCCCTCTATCGAGGGAGTAAAGAAAGACGGCGATGAATCGCCGCTTTCCAAACGCCAAAAGAAATTTTATGACGAATTGGTTCCGTTTCTCGACACCCACGGAGGCCCGTACCCGAAGGAGATGATCCGGGCGTTCTACAACTATTGGAGTGAGCCGAACAGAAGCAAGACCAAGATGCGCTGCGAGCTGCAGCAGACATGGGAACTTCCCCGAAGGCTTGAAACCTGGGCCTCGAAGGAACCGATGAAAAAGAACAATCAACAATCACAATCAGTCAACGAAGAATGGGACGAACAAAAGATATAGAGGGCTGCATCAAGCAGTGGGGCGTTCAGAAGGCCGGAATCACCCGCATTCCCGTGACGAATGAGGAGGTCGAGGACTGCATGGCCCTTATCGCCGAGATTGGCCGCAGGTATTGCGAGAACTTCATAATCGACGACAACAACCGTTTCGTGTTCGAGCAGATTATCCGCTGGATGCTCGCCGACCCGAATGCGCAAGCCCACGACACCGAGGGTAACATCATCCCGGCAGGACTGTCGAAGGGCCTCTACATCGCAGGGCGCACTGGCACCGGCAAGACGCTCCTGCTGGCCGTGTTCTCGGTCTTTGCCAAACTGCTGGGTATCGAGTATTGGTCCTACGGAAAGAAACTCCCGCTCGACTTCAACTTCTACCGCGCCGACCTGATCTGCGACGATTACGCGAAGGAGGGCGACCTGCAAAAGTTCAAGCAGATGCCGATTCTCTGCATCGAGGACCTCGGATGCGAGGAGCCGGAGACACTGTTCATGGGCAACCGCAAGAACGTGCTGCGGTCCATCCTCGAAGCCAGGGGCGACAAGCGGAGCCTTCTCACTTTCGCCACCAGCAACATCCGCATCGACCGTCTCGGGAAGAACAAGGAAGGCCGGGAACTGTACGGCGACCGCGTCCAGTCGCGGGCCTTTGAAATGTGGAACTACTACATCCTTGGCGGCAAGGATCGGAGGAAATGACTATGGCGAAGGTAACGAGACTTCCGGCTGGTGCGAAGGAGATGGGAGGAAAGGTGTACGACACCGTTTCCCCGTGCAGCAAGTGCGGGCACTTCAAGCCGAACCATCCCGACTGCCTCGGCCATTGCGCTTACCGCATGGAGGGATTCGACCCGGAGCAGGTTATCATCTGCGGGGATAAATGGACCAACATTCAAAAACGGAGGAATTAATCATGCTGAACCGCAACCAGCGTATTATCGTCGAGGCCATAAAGAAGGCTCCGGCAATCGAAATCAGACTTATTGACAGGGGGGGGTCCGACCACTATATCCGCGTCAGCCGCGAGAAAGGATTCTCCCACGACATCGCTATGGCGGTGCAGAAATACTTCAACGAAAACGCGCATGAGAGGGAGGCCAAGCCTTCATTCGTCTAACTCTCAAAACAAAAATGGTTAATGAATTTTATAGTAAATCTCAAGGACAGCCTTCCCCATGCGCGATATTTTGACACATGCAAGCCTTTTTTCCGGCATCGGAGGCCCGGAGGTAGCAGCAGCCATGCTGGGCTTCCGAAATGCCTTCCACTGCGAGATAAACCCCTTTGGCCGGGCCGTCCTCGACTATTGGTTTCCCGAATCGAAAAGCTATGAAGACATCACGAAAACCGACTTCCGCCCGTGGCGCGGACAAATCGACATCCTTACGGCAGGATTCCCCTGCCAGCCTTTTTCCTATGCAGGTAAGAGGGGGGGGGGCAGCCGACGAGCGTTACCTCTGGCCGGAGGCTTTTAGGGCTATTAACGAAATCAGGCCCACTTGGTTCGTTGGTGAGAACGTTGCTGGAGTCGCCACTATGGTCGAAGGAGGGGTACTCACTGACATGGGTTGGGAGGGGACTCTTTTCGGAGAGGTGGAGGGAGTTCACCGATACGGACTGCGACAATCCTTTACCATCGAACGCATCTGCCGTGATCTCGAGAACATCGGATATTCCGTCCAGCCGATGCTTATTCCAGCTGCGGCTGTCGGAGCTCCCCATAGACGAGACCGAATCTTCTTCCTTGCCCATCTTGATGACACCGACGACAATAGAACTATGCGAATCCCCGGAGAGAATGAGGGAGCGCGCGCGCAGGAAGGGCTATCGCAACGGAACGAAGTACAATTCCCTCAGCTCGCAACTGATGCACGACCCAAGATGCAAGGAGCTGCTCCCGACACCCACGGCGATCGAGGGGGAGAAATACACGAACACGTTCAACCCGGATTCTCAGATGGGTCAGAGCCTTTCGGCGATGGCCGGAAGCGGCCTGCTTCCCACGCCGACCGCCAGGGACGAGAAGAACCCCAGCAGCCCAGACGGGGAGAGGATAGCCCGGAAGAAGAAGCAGGGTTGGACGATAGAACTGTCAGACCTCGCCGCGATGAAAGTTTTGCCGACACCTACGCATCGAGACTATCAGCCGCCGGTAAATCCAGAGTTTATGACGAGGAAGAACGGCATGACGCGAGACGACCAGCTGGCTTGCCTTCCTACGATGCTTGGGCTGAAGGATCGTGGTGGGATAACTTTCCGACTGTCTCCCCTGTTCACGCAGGAAATGATGGGCTTTCCTTTAGGATGGACCGAGCTGCCCTTCCTTTTGGGAAATGGAGAACAGAAGCACTCAAAGCCTACGGAAACGCGATAGTCCCGCAGGTCATGTATAGAATCTTTCAAGCAATACTCAAAAACCAAACATTATGAACATCGGACAAAGAATCAGTGTAAAACGTGCGGGGGGGGGGGCAATCCTATGGAACCATTACGGGAACCGCAAAATCCCTCTTTGACGACGGCAGAATCTTCCTCATCGCAATAGACGGTCTCGAAGGGGAATATGCCGCCCACCAAGAATCCTTGACGGAAGTCAGAACGAGAAGCAAATCCACCAAGAAGCCAAAGAAAAGCAACAAAGAATCATGATCTGGCTAAGAATCATTATCGTGCTATTTGTGGCCCTCATGCTGATTTATTATTCCATGCTGATTCTGCATATCGCAGGAATAATCAAGTTTACCAGCAGGAGAATAACATTCTCCAGGGCCATACGCCCTTTTTATTACTGGGTAATGCCATCAACGGAAACCAAACAACCCCAAAAACAATAAAACCATGTTACAATTTGAACAACCTATCAAAATCACGAAGAAGCACATCATCGGAATCGTGTGCATCGCAGTAGTAATCCTGTTCTCAATCCTCTCCTTGTCTCTATTTGAGGATGCCAACAAGACGAAGAACTATGTCTGCCAAATGCCTATTACCGGCGCATACCATGTGTGGACGGACGGCGGCTTACAGTGGCAAGGATTCGGCAATGTTGAGAGTTATCACAAGACATCCCAAGTTGAGTTCTCCGATTTGCAGAAAGACGAGAATGGATATGTGGCAGTCGGCAAGAATCCAGCCGCAGCACTCACGTTCAACGACAAGGGTCGCGGAATGATTGTTGGCTCCTTCCGCGTAGTGCTGCCCAACGACAACCAGAATATGCAGAAGATTCAGCGCGACTTTGGCAGCGAGGAAGCTCTCATAAACAATCTTGTCCGACCTACACTCTACAAGGTCGTCACGGCTTGCGGCCCGCTGATGTCAAGCCTTGAATCAGTCTCAGAAACGCGAACCGACCTTATATTCTACATTACCGACCAGTTGAACAATGGTGTTTATAAGACACGTTCCGTCCGCGAAGAAGCCGTCAATGAGTTAACCGGCGACAAGGAAATCCGCGTCCGTTCCGAAATTGTAACGGACGGTGCTGGCGCAGGCGGCTATCTCCGGCAGGAGGTTTCCCCTTTCTCAATGTACGGAATCAGTTGTGGACTTGTCTCTATTTCCGACATCAAGTACGACCGAGCAACGCAGGATCAGATTGACGCGCAGAAGGCCGCGAATCTCGCGGTAATTACCGCAAAGACAAAATCCCTCGAAGCTATCCAGCGCACCGTCCAGATTACCGAGGAAGGAAAGGCTTCTGCTGAAAAGGCAAAGTGGGAGCAGGAGAGGGAGAAGGCCGTAGCCGTCACCCGTGCAGAGCAGGAGAGGGAGGTTGCAAAGCTCGCCGCCGAGAAAGCAAACTTCGAGAAGCAGCGGATCATTGCAGAGGGTGAGGCGCAGGCAGCGGCAAACCGCGCAAAGGTTGCCGCAGGTTTGACTCCGCAGGAGCGCGCCGAATGGGATTATAAGACTGCGGTTGGAATTGCCGAGGCGCTTGCGAACTCGAAAGTGCGCTGGGTCCCGGAGGTAATTATGGGAGGCAACAACTCCGGCACTTCCGCTATGGATGCAGTCGGCCTCAACATGATGATGGAAATAGTGAAGAAAATGAACAATAAGCAGCAGTAGTCATGGGAAAGACACAAACCGCGTCCGGCGGAATCGGATTCACCGGGCTTTTGACAATCGTATTCATCGTGCTTAAACTCTGCCACGTGATTGATTGGTCGTGGTGGTGGGTACTCTCTCCTATCTGGGGCGTTTTCGTGTTGGCGATAGCTATAACGATTATCTACATTCTTTACGAGCTCATTAAGGCGCTGCTGAAATGACATCAGACAGTCAAAACACCTGCGGCCACTGCGCACAGTTCCGTCAGAGTGACGGATACTGCAGGAAGAAGGGCTACGTGAACGCCATTGCGCCGGCACCGGCCAAGTGCTTTGTGTCGCGCGATGGCGGGACGGAGCCGCTGGCTCCAGCAGAAAGACTACGGAAGCCTCGCGCAAGGAAGGAGCGCAAGGTGGTCATTACGAAGCGTTGCCCTAAGTGCGGACTTGAAAAGCCTGCCGAGGACTTCGACCGTCGCGAGAAAAGCCCGGACGGGCTGCAAACCTACTGCCGGGAGTGCCACCGCAAGATGCAGGGTAAGAAACCTACCCTGATCAGCAAGGAGGACCGCGAGCAGGCAGCAGCCGCCACCCTCGCAGCCGGGCAGAAGACCTGCCGCTGCTGCGGCCAGACAAAGCCACTGTCGGAGTTCCCGACGAACCTTTCCTCCATCGACGGACTGTCACACATCTGCCGCGACTGCAAGGCCGAGAAGGTATCGCAGGGAATGCGGAAAAGAAGGATGGAGCGCGAGAAGATTTCGGCCCTCGTTGAACAATCCCGCAACGAGGTTCCGTTTACCCCGAAAGAGGCCATTCCAGCACCGCCAAAGAACAAACCAACAAAACCCGAAATACCCATGAAGCCAACCAAAGTTTACTACGAGAGGTGCATCAACCTCGGCAACTATGAGAATGAGAAGATAGGCATCGAGATCGAGCTGGAGGACGGCGACACAGTGAACGCAGCCGTTGATACGGCCCGCAAGCGCCTTGCCATTCTCACGCGGCAGGAAGAACCCGAAAGGGAGCGTTACCAGCACATCGTGGACAATCCCGAAGGATACATGTATGCCCAGGTCGCTGCGGCCAAGAAATGGCTCGAAGAACACCCGGAGCCGACCGAGAACGACCTTCAATTCTAATCAGAGAGTCAAACCTAACAATTCTAAACCATGATCCAACCCGTTATCAACAACTATGAGGCGCTGAAAGACTGCCTCTATGTTCTCAATCCGGCAGACAACAAGTTTGTCAAGGCCGAGGAGTGGATTAAGACGGACAATCCCTCCATCGCCCAGCTCGTGGCCGTAAAGACCCCGTATTACCTGATCGTGTTCAGCAAGAATTTCGTGCATGACAAAGAAGGGAATCCCGTCAACCTCAACTTTGAGGATGTTCAGAAAGCCTGCGCAGAGTTCAGCGTCCCCGGCAGCTCCCTTACGTTCCGCGCTCCGCGCCGTAATGAATCCAACTACATCTACGACGCTTGGTGGGCTGGCGGTCTGAAAGAACTCATCGAAAAAATCGACGGAGACGACTTCGGGGTGCGCTGGTGGACCTGCGAGAAAGATTCTTGGTCTTGCTCTCGCAGCTACGCCAGCGGCGCCTGGTACTTTAGCGGCAGCGTCGGCTGCGCCGGCAACGTCAGCGTGGGCAACAGTTTCCGCGCCCTGCCCGTCGTGCTTTTAGATGTGAACGAAGTGAACAATTAATCTTACCCCTTGGCGCTCCGCGTCCCTCCGGGCAAGGAGCGCCAGTCAATTATTTTGCGAAAAACTATGACAACAACGAAAGCCGGAATCCGCGTTGAGGCCGTAAAGAACGGTTTCATCCTGCACGGTGCGCACGGGAGCCTCGTTGCGACCACCGCCGCCGATGCAATGAGAATTATCTGCGAAGAACTCTGCTCGAGATTTGTGGAACCCATGCACGCCGGGGACGAACGGACAATCAACTTTGAAATCGAGTAACAATGCACTTCAAGTATTCAACTGCGCTGCAGCAATTCATTGACACAGCTGAATTGGCTCGCGAGAAATCTGATGTCAATGAGGCCGCGAAACAGTTTCGCGAAACCATCATCCCCATGTGTAACACATGTTCGGAAGGGCCGGAACAACAGTCGCTCTCATTGTACAACGAGGAGCAGATGCTGCTAATGTTCAGGGCAGGTGCCGAGTGGAAGCAAGAGCAATTATTCCCTTCCAGCCTCCGCAAACCAAAGTTCAAGGCTGGAGATACTGTCCGATATAAGATGAACCCGAAGGACGAAATTACCATCCTTTCCGTTGTCGGGGAATCTTACCTCGTCGATGATCCAGGCAGCGGCGAGCCTCAACACTATTCATTTGACTATGTAGAAAACAATTTTGAATTATGAGTACAAGAGCGTATATCAGAATCAGGAAGGCCGGAAAAGATTCCGTACACTTCCACCATCATTGCGACGGATACCCAAGCGGTGTCGGCGAAGACCTGGTTAGATTGCTGAAACAATACTCCGGCGAATGGACTCCAAATTTGCTCGGAGGATTCATCAACGAACAAGACGATGATTTTCGCTTCATCGAAAAAGGTCCTTCATGGGATCATGAGTATTGCTATATCATCGACTGCGACAAAAAGACATTAAGCGGATACTATAAGGGAATAACAAGCAGTAGCGTTGAGGAGGAGATTGATTACTACCTCGGAGACGAGTTGTTAATTCGTGGGAATATCTTCGATGGGGAGCCACGCGGTAATGACCAATCCTCAGACTGGTCCTCCTTCCGCAGAGAGGCGGCGAAGGATATATTGTGCGCAGTAATAAATGGACGCATATCGGAAGATGTTTCTTTTGCCATACGATATGCTGACGAACTAATCAAGCAACTAAAAGAGGGATAGATATGTGTACAAAGAAAGTTTGCAGTCCGTGGTGCATGATTGTAAGCTGCCAAGACTGTCCGTATTACAAACCAGATAAGATTGAAGTCAGCAATGGATTATAAAGAATTTCGCGACCTCGTGCGCAGGATGCGCGAGAAGCAAAAGACCTACTTCAATCCCAAAACAAGAAGTACACTCGCGCTCCAGCAGAGCCGGGAACTTGAACACCTTGTTGACCTCGAATTAGAGAACGACACTGAACCAAAATTGTTTTAACGGCTATGGATGAATTTGGAACATTAAGATTGGATGTGACCATTCCCGCGCAGAAGGTCTCGTCATGCGCCATGCTGCTTGTTGATGAATACAAGCCCATCGTTGAGGAAGCGTTGCGCGAGGCAAGGGAGGAGCTTTTGAACGACGAGAGTTGCAAGAATGCCATCAAGCAAGCCATCAAGAGACGCATTTGCGAAAGGATACAAAACGCACTCACTGAAACCGCCGCCTTTGCCGCCGAACGCGCCATACGGGAAATCAATATGTACGATACGGCGAAGGAAATTTTGAAAACCTATTGCTAAAGCTATGGAAAATACTTTGAAACGCCGTAACGACGAATCCCTCCACCAATGGATAAGCAGAATCGCCCCTCGCTGCAAGGCGATGGAAGCAGATGAAATCCACGAGGTGCTTACCGAAGTATCGAAGGTCAGCTATGCCGAAGGGGTCCATGTGACGATGAAGCCGTACTATGGAAACTGACAAATACATACCTCATTTCAAAAAGGAGTGGATAGAATTATTCACGAGACCGGGGCTCAGAGAAAAGATCATTGTGCCGGGGACTGTCGAATGTTTTATTGATGAGATATGCAGGAAAGAGGAACTATACACCGCTTTCATCTACCTCATGGTTTCAGTCGAATACGACATTACTTTACGGCAGGCCATCAATCGCTTCGAGGTGGAGCGTAAAATCCATCCGAATGTTGAAAAAGAGCCAAATGTGTTCTACCACGAAGAAACACTGTCAGCCCGAGAGCGGCGGAAGCCCATTCGATTAAGCGAGGATAATTGGCTTTCCTGCAAAGGGAGCGTACTGAGATCATTAGGAAAAATCAAAGAGTGCCTTAAAAAAGTTACCCCATGAGAAAGTGCAAGTATGATTACATCGTCGGAATTGACCCCGATGTCGAGAAAAGCGGCGTGGCATTCCTCGCCGTGGGCAGCAAGACGCTACAGTTGCGGAGCCTCACGTTGCCGGAGCTGCTGAAAAGCGTCAGCGCCTATGTGGATCAATTTGACACGGAAGTGCCTCCGCTCTCGTTTGAGACGCAGCCCAAAGCCGTCGTGGTCGTGGAGATAGACCGCGACCATTGCCATAACTGGCACCTGCTGCCGGAGGACACGAAGAACTCCGCTGCCAGCAAGGGCTTCGATCAGGGCCGATGCTTCCATGTCGCAGAAGCCATTTGCGAGATTCTGCGCTCCGAGGGTATCGAGGTCATCGAGAAGGCCCCGCTGCTCAAGATATGGAGCGGACCCGACCGCAAGATTAGCCACGCCGAACTGACAAGCCTCAAGGGGCTGAACATTATCCGGGAGGGCAAGCGGAGCAGGAGCAGCCAGGAGCAAAGGGACGCGGCCCTGCTCGCGCTGGACATCTCCGAAATCCCACTCATCCTTCCCCCTGATTGGAAGAAGAACAGATAGACAAACCACCCGAAACCAAACACGAACTTTGCGTATGATGTTGATACCGCCACCGATAACAAGCCCGATTACGCCAATGATGCCCACGCATACACCCACAATGCGCGTCACGGGCAAGGGAATCATGTTCAGCCGCGAGGCCGCTACCCTGCTGGGAGCCGTGCCAGGCACGCGAATATCCATCGAGCGGGAACCCGATCCGTCGCATCTCTACCTTTACGTGAAAGTCGTACCCACTTCCGGCTTCGTTCTCTTTCCGCAGAACCGCCGTCTCGTCGCTTGGTCCAGGTCGCTGGCCCGGCGAATACTCACACTTACGGAATGCAGCCGCCGGCAGGCGCTCTACCGCCTCGGCGAGCCTACATACGACCGTATAGGCCATAGAATCGTACCCATCATAACCAGCATAGACTATGCAGAAAGAAATCAAGTATAGGGGAATCTCCCGCGCCATGTCCGACATGGGCGTGGCCGACGGAGGGCTGGCGGAGTGCGCGAATATGTTCCTCGATCGCGGGGAGCTTGCGCCCATCGTGCCGCCGAAGGTCATAACCGACCTCCCTACGAACATATCCTACGACCTGCTATATATCCACAAGTCGCCCGGATTCACCGGGGCGCACTACATCGCCCTGTACTCCGGCAGCATCTACTACGTAGGCGACGACTTCGCCGTGAACATGCTCGGCACCGGCGGCGCGCTCGACAACGGGGAGACGATAAACGACATAAAGGGCGTAGGGAATACGCTCATCGTGGCCACCTCAACGAGGATGCGGTATTTCCTTTGGACCACAAACACCGTCAGCTCTGGGGCGTACAAGTATCTCGGAAGCAAAATTCCCAGCATTGACATCAAAGCCTCAACGGAGTATATCGACCCCGTTCCACGCAGGCCGGAGGCAAATCCGACCGTGACGGCCAACATCGTCGAGATTGTGGCCGGGTCGCTGGGCGTGACCAATGACAAGGCGAAGGTTATCCTTGCAACCTGCTTCGAGGAGGCCAACCACCAGCGTATCACGTACCCGGACGAGGAGGATTATTCCAAAATCAAAGCCTGCTACATTTCTGAAAACGTGATCCATATCGGTAACGACGATGACGACCCCGAGGAGATATACTACGTGGACGAGATAATGAGCATCATTTCGCGCTCCATCTGGGCCTCCATCGCCTCGTCAATCGGCAGCGCGCACAGTGGGTCCATGCTGGAGCAGCCCGTCCTCCTTCGCTGCGCAATCCGTCTCTACGACGGAAGCTATATCAACCATACTGTCCCTATCCTGCTTGGGGCCGATACGTACACATCGTTCATCCTTTCCGGCAATGCTAATTACCGAAAGAGGCCCATCAGTTCTGACTGGATGAGCTGGATTCACAACAACGTGCTTCCTTTCATCGGCGATTCCACCGATGTCTTGTACCCGGAATCGGTCAGCGCAGAAATGTGCAAGCGGTACAAGATATATCTGCAGCTCATGAATCCAGCCGCCATCATGGAATGGAGCGATATTGTCAAGGGTATCGACATCTTCCTTTCGGAGCCTATCTACTTGACGAAATACGGTGCCCGCATCCGTCAGATTGACAAGACCGAAACCACCAGCACCAGCGGTTCCAATGTCACGATTACAACTGTAACGTGCAACATTACCTACGAGACTACGACGGGCGACGAGAAAAACGATTCCCTGATTGCCAAGAGCAACTTCTACCGCGTAAGGCAGCTCGATGTCTCCGAACTCACGGACTCGCAGTTCCAATTGGACGAACTCTCGAACAAACTCGGCGACAAACTTGTAACGCAGGTATCGCTGCCGGACGACTACCGCAGCAACCACGAGATTTGGCCGGAGAAGATGTATGAGATGAACAACCGCCTCAACATTCTCAATATCCATACGCGCTACTTCCTGGGTCCCGCTTATCCGGCCTCCACGCTGCCGACACCCGTCAGCGGGAAGACCGTCGCGGTCCGCTATTATATAAGAGGTGAAGGGGGACGGCAGATTGTCACGTATCGGAACTATGGCAACAACCATCCCGGCGCATGGCTGGTCTATCCTGATTCGCGCTGCTATCAAGCCGATGTCTATATCACGACGACCAGCGACAGTTCGGTCACGAAGATTACGATTCCCATGAAAGAACACCCTCTGCTGAACTGCGCGTATTCCTTCCTCGGATTCGGAATCGACGACCTTTCCGGCTATGCTGGCGTTTCCGTGGATGCAGTCGTGACGACGACGCAGCTGCTCGACCATGCGTACAACAAGATATTCCAGTCGGAGGTTGACAATCCGTTCTTCTTCCCGCTGGCTGGACGGCACACGGTTGCTGGCGGCAGAATCCTTGGCGTGGCCTCAACGACAAAGGCGCTCTCGCAGGGACAGTTCGGACAGTTCCCGCTCTACGTGTTCTGCTCGGAGGGAATCTGGGTTATGGAGACCGACGCAGCCGGGGAGTTCATGAGCATAAAGCCCGTTGACCGCGTGGTCTGCAACAACCCCAATTCGATTACGGGCATTGACGGAGCCATCGTGTTTACCTCCGAGCGCGGCCTCATGATTATCGCCGGAAGCGATGTCCGCTGCCTCTCGGAAGACATGATTGGGAAGCACTTCCGTGCAGACAGTCTCGCGGCGATTGAGGAAATCGCGGCCACGCATTTCGGCAGCACCCTGCCGGGCGATGTCTCGGACGACCTCTCCTTCGTGGACTACGCAGCCGGCTGCTTCATCGGTTACGACTTCGCCAATTCCCGTCTGATCCTCGTGAATCCGTCCTGCCCGTATCAGTACGTGTACGCAATCAAGGACGGAACCTGGCACAAGATGTGTTTCGGCCTCACGTTCAAGAAAGCCCTCAACTCCTACCCGGAACTGTATATGCAGTGCGAGAGCAACGACGGTGATGCGGTGTACGACTTCTCCATCATGGATGATGTGAACGACTTCACGACGCGCACCTTCGGGGTTGTCATAACGCGGGCGCTGGACTTCGACCAGCCGTATATCTTGAAAACGATTCTCGCAATGAAGCATCGGGGCGACTTCGACAAGGAATACGTTGGTATGCTGCTCTACGGCTCCAGGGACGGAATAAACTACATACCCGTCCACTCGCTGAAGGGCAAGTCGTTCAAGTTCTACCGAGTCGCGCTGCTGGCGAAACTCCTGCCCACGGAGCGCATCGACCGCACGACGGTCGAAGTTGTGGATAAGTTCACGAACAAGTTGCGGTAG